TTTTAAGTATATACTGGATGTGGTATCTGTTGGTTGGCTGTTACCTAAACTGCGTTCAAAGTTTGCGTCAGTTCCAGTAAGACTGCCCGTGAGTGTGCCGCCAGCAAGTGGGAGGTGGTCGTTTAGATGAAGTACGCCATCGCCAGCATTATTGCCGACCCAGAGCTTCTTGTCTGTGAGATTAACTGCTAACTCGCCAGCGTCTAAACTACTAGGTGCGCCGCTGGTATTGCGCTTAATCTGAATCGTATTGGACATCTAGAAAGTTCCACAATCTATGGTCTTGTTCGTAAGCGTCTGAGTTGACGTTAGGGTTGCTACTGATGTGGTGTCTACTGCTATACTAAAGCTGTTGCTTGATCTGTTAACACCTATCCCGCTTCCTCCAGTTATATTTAATGTAGACCCAGAGGCAAATGCATCTGCGCTTCCACCATCATTGCTGATATTCATTGTGAAATTATTAGCGTTAGTTGCCCCCGTGTAACCGAGATTAGCTAGAGCGGCAGATGCGGTTGTAGCCCCAGTACCCCCCTTTGCTATAGGAAGAGTTCCCAAAGCGTTAGCATCACTATAATTAGCGGTAATCTTTTGTTTGCCAGCATGAGTAGCAAAGTCTAACCCGCCGGTAGGAACCAGCATCACGGATAATGTGTTCCCGCTTTTTTGCACACCATCACCGGCTGTAATTTGTCCTGCCCCACTAAACTGTGACCATGTAATTCCAGTAGTGCCAACAGTTATATCGTCGTTAGTTGTGACCACCCAGCCTGAGTCAGCATGAGTTGAGCCTTCCTCTACAAATGTAAAAGCTCCAGCAGTTACCTCGGTATTGGTGTCAAAATCTGTAGCTCTGCTGAATACGCTGCCTAAGTTATTCCAAACCCAGATTCCATTGTTACTTGCTGAACTCTCATCCTTAATTAAAACCCTGTCTCCATCCTGTAGCGTAATCCCATCTATAGTCGGCGCAGATGATAGGTCAGGGAAACCGGAAATAGCTGCTGTAGAGGCGACTCGTACAGATGCCTTAACATCCAGCCCAGACCTTGCAGCATCGACATAGGATTTTGTTGCTGCCCCGCTGGCGATGGTCGGATCAGCTAACCCTGTGATTTTGTTGCCACCCATCGCAAGATCACCACCAACTGTAAGGTCTTCGATGTTAGGAACTTTTCCAGCGACGAGTTTAGTTCCGCTCCAGACTCCCGTGCTGATAGTACCTACCGTGGTAATGTTGTTTGTACCTGTAAATGCTCCTATGCCAGCAGGAGTGACTGCTCGAAACTGATCTGTACCTGTGTTAGTTTCAGCATCGGTTGCAAGCTCAACAACGCCTGACTGAGTGGCTGTAGCTACGGTGAATTGGTTACTGGTTGCCGTTAAGTCTTTGTTAGTGAGGACTTGCGATGACGCTTTATCGACAAATGCGCCTACGCCGCCAATAGCTTTCTTGGTGCGAGACGAGTCGGTTCCGCTTCCGTGTCCGATATAAATAGTATCGTCTTGCTCGTTGTAAGCTAACTCAGCCCTGGCTAAAGATGCGGGTGCGCCAGCCGCCCCAGACTGCCGTGATTTAATTTTTAGTACGTTACTCATTTAAAATGATCCTCCTCCTATAACTTTGCTGTCTATTTCCTGTTCGTCAGTTGTACCAACTACTTCACCTGTAACCTCTAACTTTGTTAACAGTTCCTGTTTTGTTATTTCCACACTAACGGTACGCAACCTATCTATCACAGAAACAGAATCGTCCCACCAGTTGTTCAGCGACGGATAATCCTTCGCAATATCCACGGGTATACTGGGCAAGTCGCCAGTATCGCGTATGACGGGACTAGACTGCTTTCTCAGCATCAGCCTTCTACGATAAATCCGATTGTTGCACCGGCCACACTTGCAAATGGCTTTTTACCCGCAGCCATACGCAATGGAACTTGCAGGGAAACTGCGGTAGCTGCCGGAACTTTCATCGCAACATCTCCTCCTGTAACAGACTCTTTAATGTCCAATACACTTGCTCCTGAGTTTACAACATCAGTTATAGAGACGACTTGGGTTGCCCCAACGGTTGTGCTTACTGCGGTGGCTGTAGCTAAAAACTCACTAACGTGAACCGCCGGTAGTTTTTTAATTAATGAATCACTCATAATGTAATTAGGTTAAATTCTGTATGTTCTGGGTCAACGGAAATTAGGCAGGGTAGCTGCCAGTCTGTAGTCAGAAAGGGTTGGCAGTTTGCCGGTCATCTTCACTCCTCTTGATTTCTTTTTTCTTTCCGCTTTGCCGTAGAATGCGCGTGACCCAATCTGCTCGCCATATTTGTTAAACAAATCCAGCCCCTGCCGGACGGTGCGAGCCGTGGTGTTGTCCATGTTGGACAGTAACTGAGCGTACTCACCCTCAGTTGGGTCAGTCTTGAAAACCTTTCTTAGAGGATTGTATGCCCCGTAGCTGCGAGCTACAGAATCCTGTGGGTCAGCCTTGCCTGCCAACCTAGCTGCCTCTAAGGCTTGTCTGTAGGAATTGTAGAAGTCTCTCGCGTCATTGCTGTACGCAGCCGTGATCATGTCCTTAATGTGAGGGCGTATTGGGTTGGACAAATAGCGCATCCCGCTTCCCCCCATCATTCTTACATCGAGGTTCTTTGACCCTCGTCCTGCTGATCGAATTATGTTCTCAAGATTAATTCGGCCTACAATTCTATCCTCTTGAATCTCAAGGTCAGCACCGCTAATTGTCTCAAAGAAATTCTTGTAGGTGGTCATGTTCTGGAGGAAACCAGAGCCGCCTAATGCTTGAAGCATTGGCCTGTAAACCGTCTCATAGTTGGCAAAGTTCTGTGTGTAAGCATTGTTTACTGCTCCAGCCAACTGGAACATGGAAGACACAGCGTATATCCGCGAATCCAAACTAAAACCCCTTCCTGTTTGAACATTTAGAGTACTATTGGCTGCGTCTCCGGCAATTCCCAAGACACCAACTCTTGCTGTTCTATCAAGTGCTGTGAACAAATAATCTCTTGCTGTTTGGGCATCTCTGAAGCGTAGAACATTTGGGCTTTTCCCATACACCTCTTCATCCCACCAGTCCTTGATTACAGCAGCGCCTAACGCTGTAGGAACCATCACAAAAGTGAGTCGCATCATTGCGTCTCTCCAATTTTTATCAAACATCTCACCCTCACCACCTGGTTTTCTCATCATCCTTATCAAGTCGCCGCTTCTTCTGATCGACCACCCGACTAGGTTTTGAAGAACTGGGGCAACCTTGCCTGTGATTAAAAATTTAGACTGAGTAGTCACATTGTTTGCCAACATTATGTCCCTGTTGGCAAGTGCGGCTAGGTGGTGGAAATTGTTGTCTGTGATAAGTGCGGCTTCTGAATCTGCACTTGATCTTTCAATGTACTCTCTCGCCAGTTGTTCTAAGGACAATCCCTGTTCGTTTAGTGCATTTAAAAAATACTCCAGATCAAGCGAGCTATCGAATAAGCCAAGGCGTTTACCGAAGCCTAAATCTTCAGCGTGTTTTTTAATAGTGAATGCAAAAGTAGGATTCGTTAAGTCACTCTCGTTCTCTGCATTTTGAAAATATTCCACAGCCCGTGAGAGTATTGCCTCAAACTTTTCCACATACGCATCCACCGCAGCAGCGTGTACAATCTCACTCCCCCATGTGTACGGAGCTTGTGGTTTGACTGTTGAGAAAGCTGCATCGTTTTCAGCCAGCTTGGATTTGCCAACTCCAGAACCTATCAATGTTCGTATAATTCTAGTGAAGTTAAGCAACCCACGCTTGGTTCGTTTTCCAAAGGCTTGAACAGGAGTGTCTCCCTCTTCGACCAGGAGTCTGTCGTTTTCGTTTACCTCATTTAAGGCGCTGGTAAATTGGTCCTGCATCCTCATATGAGCGTCTGCAAAAATATAACCGTTCCTTGCACGACGCCTTGCGTTGTCCGCTTTCAAGCCAAGAGTCTTTCCGAACAACTGCCACAGGCTACCTAGCACCTCGCCAAATGCTTTCTTGTAAATCGATGCTGCAAATTTAGTACCGCCTACTCCTGTCATCTTTGTTTGGCCTTGAATGATAGGAGCAGTCAAATCAAGCAGGAGCGTACCAAAGCCTTGGACGGTGGCTCCTGCCATAGTCCCAACAACTTCTTGGGCCATGCGGTTTTCTGTTGAGACGTGACCTTCTGCTGAAGTGAACGCTACCCATTGATCTCTCAAGCTAGTAGCGTAGTCCAAATTCTTTGTAGCTTGACTGTAAACATCGTAGTTCAGACCACGCGCCTTAAATTCGTCCTTTATTAGTTTTGTTTTCCCTCCCCTGCCTACCCTTGGGTTAGCAAGACCTACTTCCTTAACAATAGATTCATAGAGTTTGGCCTTGTCTGATAGTTCCTGTATTAGCTGGGCAAACCCAGTAATCATTGTGGACATGTTACGTCCATACTGAGATTCCATTGCCATCACTTTGGCCATCTGCTTCATGGTGCGTGAATCGAATGTCACATGCTCCAAGAACTCAGCGGGTAGTTCCTCAGACTTTCGGGCATCCATGAGAACACGCATTGGTACTCCCATGTTTCCGTCGTTATTGGCTTGATTGAATTCTTTTTTCTGATCGTGAAGCGTCTGAAAGATGTCGTTAAATGTTGAGAAGGTTTGCTCAATGAATTGCTGTCTTGCTTCCATGTCCGTAGGGTCGCCTTCTTCAAGAGAGTAAAGCTTCTCGGCAAAGTCTTTTATCGAATAAAAGCCAGCTTCATTAACTGCCGTGTTCTCATATGCTTCGATTAGACTGCTGCGTCTGGCTAATCTTTGAACCCCATCTGGCCTGTGTACAGAGCCGATCATCGACCGTCCTTCTCTCTGCACGATTGGTTTCACAAAATCCCGCCAGACTGTTTTTGAAAACAGCGGCCTTGTGTCATCGAATGGTTGGTCAGATTTAATTTCCAGCCACCCGCTTTCTCTCATTATCTCGTAGATGAGAGAGGCGTGACCAGACAGTCTCCGCATTACCGTAAATATGGGTTCACCAATTGATTCACGGAGGTATCCATATTTCGGATCAGACGCGAGCTTGATACGAAGACGACTGCGCTGTTGGTCAAACCAACCAGAACTCTTCGCAGTTGCGTCCATGTATTTGTAAAACAAATCCCTGACTTTATCATTATTCTTTATGATCTGAGCAAACTCATTGGATTCTGATAATCTATTAAGGTATTGGTTATATGCATTCCGCCGCATCTCCCTACTATCCTTACTGAAGTTAAGGAGGTCTGGGCGTTTCTCAAAAAACTGTAACGCTTTTTGATACCAGTCTTCTCTAAATTCCTGTCTCCTATCAATTTTATAGAACCGCCCTTTTAGCAATTCGTTCATCAACGCTTTTTCTGCGAGCGTCCATTGTGAGCCAATAAGATCAGCTTCTTTCTCCATGCGTTGCCATTCGTTTTGGAAACGCTCAATTCTCCTGCCCATCAAGCGAGAGATTCCAGAGCCTATGCTGAATAATGATTTGCTAAATGAGTCAGCAAGTTTTTGTCCCACGACCCGCCTAATGCTCTTGTCCATTAGGTCAGCACCGGCAATCGCCAACTCATCTGCGATACGTTCCATTTGCCGGTAGGTGGCGGACTTAGGCTTGTCAGCGTTGGCTACTAGCCACGTCTTAATCTGCTGATAGTATCTGCGGATTTGATCTTGAGAAAACTTGCTGGCCTTGAGTGATACTTCCTTTTGTTTCGATGGATCTTTAAGGTCTTCGATGGAAGTGTTGGGGCTGGCTGGAACAGGAATCTTCGCGCCGTCGTACAAAGCAAATGCCTGTACGTTTTTATCAGCGTCCTCTATGCCAAGGTCTTCCTCCAGCATACCCATTGTGTCATCGATAGTTTCAGCTACCGAATCCCAAAACAAAACTCGCTCAGTCTGTTTTTGTAATTCTCTTTGATCAGATTCAAGCGCCTTCTGCTTGGTGTTCAGTTGCAGCAAAATGCGATTCGCAACTTTCTCAAGTCTGGGGATTCTCCTGGTAGCATGTTTGATCGTGTTCTCGTCTGCTCGCCCTTTCGCCAGAAACTCTTTGAGTATTTCGTCAACTCCGGCTCTCTCTTTATCGCGTCGAAGAGAGAGTAAATCCATTACGAGTGAATCCTTTTTGGCAATAGCAATTACAGCCGCCAGCATTTGGCGGTCTTTGATTAAAGGCTGTAAAATATCAACACCAGATGCATCAAGTAACTCAGCTATTTGAGTAACAGTTAAAGTGTTCCAGCGTGATTCGGTGTCTCCTCTGTCCTGCAAAACTCTTGCCGCTGCCTCGACCATGTCGAAGAAGTTGCCTTTGCCGTCTCTGGTTTCCCTGACAAGTTTAAGTAATTTCTTTTCAACTTGCTGAACAGCCTTCGCCTCTGGCGTCTTGCCTTCAAGCTGCTTGATGATCTGATAAAGTTCACCTTTGCGCCTCGATGCGTTGCCGATCTGCCGCATGTCATCGCGAAGTTCAGAGACAGCCTCATCTAGCATGGTGTAAATCTGGTTGAGTGAAACATCGGCATCGGTATATCGCTGCAACCATTTGACGACAGCCTCTTTTGCTTTCTTAACCTTTTCAGAAAGCGACTTTGGTTTGGACGGGTCTAGGTTTTGCTGACCGTTTATGTAGTTGTCTTGCAGCTTGGCCCTGACGCTTCTGATATGAACATAAGCAGCCTCCTTGGCTTTCGGTAGCTGCTTGTTTTGCTCAAGGCTAACACTCGTTACATCGTCTGGGTTTATCTGCTCATGCCCGTTAGCTGCCAGTTCGCTGTTTATCTCAGCAATCAAAACAGCAGGGTCATCCTTGCCCATCATGTCACTAGCCAGCCACTCCTCGTATGTCATTGGCGTGGCTCCGCTAACCCGCCATGCCTCGTACATTTTACGATAAGCGTCATCGATGAGCTTGAGAGTGTACACCTCTCCCGTCTTCATCTGTACGCTATCGTATTCCTCTCCATACTGGACGATAGGTTCTGGCGCTGTGGTTCTCCTGCTGGGACTAGGCCGTTGTCTGACGCCAAGCCTTGCAGCAAGTTGGTTGTCAGGGACGACCTCTGGATAGTCCACGAACTTGTCTCGAAAGCTGATGTCTATTTCTATGGAAGAGTCATGCACCTTGCGTGACATTCCCACAGTTTCTGTGTGGTTTGGTTTAGGCCCACCCAAGAAACTGAGGTAGCTGAAAACATCCTTGTCTCCAGCAAGGAACATCCTCATGCGGTTCTGGAAATAAAGAAGAGGTAACTGATCGTTGGCAATGTTAAGCCCTGTAGCTCGCTGGATTGCCATCGACGCCCTGTAGTAAATGTCCTTTAGAAACCTAAAGAGTTTCTGCGCTGTCGATTGAGCGTTGGTTGGGTCAAACCCTTCCTGTTGTAAATTGATCGAGGTTGTCTCCACCAAGCGTTCCTCTTGGATAACCTCTGCTTCATTCACTCCCTCCGGTACAGCCATCGTAAAGCCCTCAAGCTGGAGTGCCTTGTCGCTCATGTTGTTAATGGCAGAGTGAATCGACTCACGAATGTGAACCGGCTCATTGGCAAACACAGCATGAGCCACCTCATGCAATAGAAGTCGTATCGTTTCGCTTGTCGGATTAGCTGAGTCTGCTAGTGCCAGCCTAATTAATTTAAAGGCATTAGCATACGCACCATACTCACCCTCCATTGCCGCCTGTTCATTCTGAAAGATTTCAATGTTCAAGCCTCTGGCTACTGCGGCACGAACGATTGCGTCGAATAAGGCTTTTACCTTTTTGTTTGAAGGTAAACTTTGTGCCTCTTTCTCACTAACCGAATTAGGTTGAGGTGGACGCTGTTTAATTTCTGTATCAATTTCTGCATCTATTTTTTCGTTTGCGACTTGTTGAGCGATTGTGGAATCAAAATCATTTCTGTTAGGGTATACCGAATAGTCTTTAACACTCGCATCTGGCTTTGTAAGTATGCTGAATATAGGAATCAGACCCTGTTCTATTACTGTTTCAAGTTTGATTCTGGTTCCATCTTCAGATGCCATCCAAACATTGCCACCTTCCTTCCATGTTTTAACGGCATACACTTCTCCGCTGTTTGGTTCAAGTAATGCAGTTATGCGTCTTGAATCCCTCTTAGACTTCCCTTTGCCTTTCTCTTTTTTCCCCGCCCCCTGTGTTAAAATGTTTCCTAACAAATCAAGTTTGCCCTTGAATCTCTCCCGTATCTGAGAAGTGATTTCAAAGATGGGCGGAACCTTAATGCCTCCCGTTGACGTTAGCCTTTTATCAGGTGCGCTAGACTTTGGTTCATCTGCAACGTGACCGGCGTTAAAAGCCTCCTTTGTTTCTTGAGTGGTTTGTGTAGATGTTTCTTCCTCTGTGGTTTCCTGTTGTGCTTCTGCTGTTGCTTTAATTTTCTCAGCAGCTTTAGCTTTTTTCTGCCTTAAATTCTCAGCAGCTTTTGCAAACTTCTGCTTCTCTTCAAAAGCTTTTTGTGCTGCGTTATCCTCTTGTCTATCTAATTTAGAAGCGGCTGCCCAAATCGCAGCTAAATTTGTTTCACGGGTACGCCGATCACCTTCTGTTTGCACAGCGGTTTTTTTTGCTTGGGCTAATCGCTCGTTAAGAAGTGCGAGTTTCTTTTCACCCTCAGTTTTCTGTGCCTGTAATTTCTCAGCTTCCTTGGCGTTGTCCTCTTTCTGCCACTTCTGATCTCGTTCTCTATTCCGAATTTCTTCCGCCCCGACTGACTCCGGCAGCATTGCTATCGGCTCACGGGTTTCAGCTACAGGTTCAGCTTCCGGCTGTGGTTCCAGTAAGCCCAACTGCTCATCGAGTAACGACTTAACTTCGACTGCCTCGCCAGCCATAGACATCGATGTCGTGGCGTCAGGTTTCGCACCTTTCTTTGCTGCTCTCAATTTCTCATTGAGTTGTGCAAGTAGGTACTTACGAATCTTTGGAGACAGGTCTGAGTTTTTGACTACGATAATTTGTTCATTAATGAAGTTAATGTAGTCTTCGTCTACCTCTGCTTTTTCATCTGAATCCTTTTTAGCATCCAAACGAAAACCCTGTTCTTCTAAAGCCCTTTTTTTCTCAGAAACATAAAATCTTGTCAGAATCCTGTTACTGAAAACATTGGCATCAGTAAGCTCCTTTTTAACGTCACCTCCAGCTACCTCCTTAGCAACCAAGGCTGTGATAATTGCTTTCTCCTCATCTGTTGGAGCGTAAATTTCATCGACTACATCCTCTGCTGGCTCTGTTGGTGTTACGTCTGTGTCATCAGTATCCTCTGCCGTTCTTCTTGTGGCTGCACCAACAGCACCCATGCTTCCGGCGGCAGCGCCAACTACTATTGCCCTATCGATTCGACCTTTTTCCTCATCGGTTAGGTCATCATAAATATCCATAGGAGCGAACAGTCGCCCCGTGTCCTTGAAGTGTTCGCTTGTCTTGTCTCCGTATTTTTCAGCAGCAATGTTAACTAACTCTTGGAAACCTTCAGTTGCACCTTCAGTCGGAATCGTGATAGCAGCCTGCTTGGCTAGTCTCCCAACATAGCCATTAAATCTCCTCTTCACATGCTCCTTTGCCATCTTCCCTTTAACAGTACCGGCAAGAGCATCAACAATCCCTGACTGCTTCATAATGTATGAAGGCAGGAATGTGTCAGGGACAGCAGCAACAAGACCTCCGACAAGCGCAATGTCCATAGCGTCATCTGGGTCTACGTTAGGGTTGCTTGCTAACGAGTTGTAAATTTCACCGGAGGATAAACCGTAGCTGTTTAGGGTGGTGGCAACTGTGCCGCCCAGCTTCGCGCCAGCGGCTTTCATTTGTGCCTTGATCATGTCCTTGCCTGCACCTTTTCCAGACAAAGCAGTTTTAAGTAGGGTGTATTTTAGTGCGTCATCAGTAAGCGTTCGCCCCACCTGTTTTTCCAGGTTCTCTCTTACCCGTTCGCGAACCTCTTTCTTGAGAAGATTTTTAACAGCGTTCTTAGCGAAGAATCCGCCCACCCCGCCAGCAACAGTACCAGGGCCAGGAGCGGCGCCGCTACCCACCAAAGCACCAGCACCGGCAACAGCAAGTGACTCCACCAAGGATGGCGCTGCTTCACCAAAGACTGCGGCTCCATATTGTAGTGATTCATAAAGACCATCAACGTCCTCCCATTCTGGTTCAGCGGCAGCTATTGATACATCAGAGGCATCCTGACCAAGCTCCATTGCCTTCATCATTAGGTAGTCGCGAGCAGACTCCCACCCAACAGCCTCTGCCCCTAAACCAAATCCCGCTAACGAAATTTCACCTAACCCTATTGTGGTGCGTTTAGCCGCTTTCCACCACTCACCACCAAGCCCAGACGGATTGACACGGTTATACCTGTCTACATCATCCTTCCGTCTTTGTTTTATAAACTGAGAGTAAGCGTCAGGGTATTGTGTCTTGATTGCAGACTCGCCATGCTGGCGAATGAATCCGCCAATAATCCCTTGATCGCTAATGCTATCGTCAGGAAACCGAGAACGGTAATGATCTACTAAAGTGTTGGGCATCGTCGTGCATTATTGACCGCCGCCGTAGAAGGGTGATCTGCGTAGTTCCTCGCGAGTTCTCCTGTTTGATTCATCTAGGAGTCGGCGGATACGCATCGACCTTTCATCAGAAGTCTCTTGTGGTTTTGGGTTACCAGAAACAACACCTCTAAATCCTGGGTCGCCACCTTCAAGCGGAACGGGGCTAATGTTGTCTTGGTTCAACCGGAAAATCATATTATCGATGTCGCTGATTCGCTGTTCGTTTTCAGCTTTCATTCTTACTGTAGGGCCATAAGGTTGCCGACCTCCTTTAATCGCTTTATTTATCTGGGTATTTTGAACTCGCACTCTATCTTCAAGATCAGTTCGTTCTTTTTCCAGAGCATCCGTGTCATCAGATAACGGCCCAAAGCGGCTCATGTCCAACGTGGGAGTAGAAGGGATAGCAGGGCCAAAGCCTCCAGCGGCAGGGCTGTCCGCATCGGAAGGTGCTGCGGCAGGAGTAAAGGCGGGAGGAGGAGTTGTGCTTTGATTTGTCGGGGTTGCCGGAGTCACCGGAGCAGGAGGTGGAGTTACTGCCGGAGTAGCCCCACCTTGCGGAGGTAAATTGAACCTCCCTGTCTGAACAGTATCTTGGTTTCGATTATTTAAGAAATTTCGCGAAGTTCTTGCATTAATTACAGTTGTAGATTCAAGGCCGATAGATGGATTCACCGTTTCTATCCTTTTCATATTGGAATCAATTACTCGCACTTGCTCCATCAGTAATGAAATATCATTTGAAACTTGTTTTGATTTTGCGTCACCAACCTCTTCTGAAACTTGTTTCATCAAAGTTCCTAGTTGTTGTTGCGCTGCGTCATCATTCTGAATAAGTCTAGCCAAACCCGCCAGTCCCTCAGTCCTAATTGTCTCAATATCCGTTTCGTTTAATTTGAAAATTGGGTCGGCAATTAATCTAGGTAAAAGGCTCTTCAGTATTTCGTCCTCAGTTGGGCCGGAACTATTTCTAATTAACTCACCGATTTGCCCATAGATTGCATTTCGTTGCTCAGATAAGTTTTCATAGTTTTGATGGATTTCAGGATTCAATGCGGTGAAAGCATCTCGCTGACGTTTCTTAAATTTCTCCAACTCCTCTGGGGCATTATCATAGATGTGCTTATAAACATCTTCGATAGAAGCTTCATTAGCATTTACCATCCCGTACTGAGCAGCCTTGAGTCGCATCTCCTTTTCATCCTGCTGAATAGCAAAACCCCTGTCTTGAAGCTCAACCATGCGGTTCCGGTAGAAGTTCCAATCCGATTCCGTTCGCTGAAAATTCCTTGTAGCCTCGGCTGCTTCTTTCGCAGCCTCGGTTTTAGCAATACGTTCTGACTTCGCAAAGTCCCTTGAAACCTTGGCTGCTTCTTTCGCAGCGGCGGTTTGCATGTTGAATTTTTCAATCCAATCCTGCCGTGCCTCGTCCCTACGTCGTTGGTCGTCAGCTAATTTGCGTTGCCGGTCTATTTCTTGAGCCTTCATGGCAACCCTGTCCGACATCATTCCCACCAAGGGGGCAGCAGCCTGCTGCACACCCTGTCTTGCCATTTCAAAAACTTCTTTTTCAGTAGCCATAATGCTTGTTACTGGTTGGCGTTGTTATATTGAACCAAAGTCAAAACCTGTGCCAACTTCGGCTTGACCAGAGGTGACGTTAGTACCATCTGGGTTTGTGCCGTAGTATGTTGGCTGTCTCATAAATTGCTGCTGATTCAGCATGTCCATCATCTGCTTGTTGCGAGCGTACTGGCCGAACGCATTTGCTGCACCAGATATGCCTCCGAGTATTGCTGAACCTGACGTGTCAACCGCAGGAGACGGCAACGGCGAAGCCTTAAATGTTCCTGGTGCTATCTCAAATGGCTGTAACACGGAGTATTGTCGCCCTGCTTGTTCCACTAACTGATTGTAAGGTTGCTGCTGTGAGGCTATTCGCATGGCTGCAATCGAATCTGCCAACTGCGGATTGTCCAACTGCATCCGATATGCATCCTCTGAAATCGCAGCATTACGACGAGCATCTGCTAGGTTAGCATCTGCCAATGCACCAGCCTGCTGCTGCGCTGCGTTTTGCCTAATCGTAGCACTTGCCAATTGTGAACCAAGGTTAGCTCTGCCGGATATTCCAGCCATAGCATCTCTTGCACGTTGTGCGTTAAGTTGCTGGGCTAATGCCAACTCAGCAGATTGACCTATGGTTTGCGCCTGCTGCCTTTCAGCTTCAGATACTGGGGCAACATTCTGCAACCGTCTCCTTTCATAATCACTAACCCCACCTTCGCCTTCATAGATGCCTCGCAAAGTGTCCATGCCCTGCTGACGCAATGGTTCTTCGGCAGCATAAATATCTTCAAACTCCTTGAGTCTTTCTCTGGGAGTTTTGTCGAGGGGTATAGAAAAGATATCGGCGGCTTGCGTTCCTGCTATTGGCTCGATTAGTCGTCCGCTGGAATCCTTCATGTAAAGAGGAAGTTTGGCACTACCCTTAGAGCCTCGGCCCTCTTGAAACATTCTGTAATTAAACTCTCTATCAGCGGCGGCGGAATCTCTGGCGGCACGTCGCCCCTTCTTAGCCTCCTTGCCTGCTCTAACTGAACCAGCTACCGCTGCCCCAGCGCCTATTACCCCTGCTGTTACCGCTGCCATGTTAATGCCTTTCTCATGTTAACTCTTTGCTGTAAAAAATTTCTAAAGGTTCGTAGCCACATCTCTTATAATATCGTTCTAGTTTATCAGCCTTTAGCTTTGCTAAATGTACCATGTAAATTCGTTCACACCCGCGATTTTTTGCCTCCGCTTCCAGCGCCTTGTGTAATCGAATGCCATGACGCCTGTATTGAGGTTCGACGTACCAGAACATTTCGGTGCAGATCAGATCGCCTGTTATAAAGTCTTCACTAATCATGCTGCCAATTGTACCCAGCACTACACCATCGCGAACAAGGACAAGGCACAGGGCGAAGCCTGCATCCACATGTTTCCTCAGTCCTGCGGAAAAGTTATTTGGTACTCCTTTTAGACCGCCCTCTTTGAAGAATTTTTGGCAAAGGCTGTCTAACTGTTTGTAGTCGTCATCATTCGCTTCCCTTACGATCATAAAATACTGTCCATATTAGTCTGCCATCCGAGAGTGTAGTGCCGAAGGCTTCGTGCGGGTAACGACTGTGAAACATTTTTGTGGGATAGGTTATGAACCTGTTGAATTTCATCTCGGCAAATCCACACATGGCCCATTGATCTCTGCGCTGCCACTCCTCGACCATATCCAAATTAAATTCAACTGGATCTCTGCCGTCTTTTATTAGCTCGTCATCGGTTGGCAATGAATCCCATCCGCCTACCTTATGCCTCCAAAAGGCAGTACCTCCTCTGCGTTGATGGTTTGGGTTTAGGTAAAGTATGCCTGCGTATTTGGCGCATATCCCATCAGAATGCACATGGTTATGCGGCATTTCTTTTTCATAACTTACCCGAAAGCATGAGAGTTTTATTTCAACATCAAACCCAACAAGCGCAGCAATCTCTTTGGTTAGGTCAGGTTGGTTTTCTAGGCAGATACCTGTGTAGTTGTAACCGTCTGGGCCAACTTCGTCCGTGAAATTTGCGGACAATATTTCCTCCCTAATCTGATCTGCGTTAGGGGCGAAACCGTCAGCAATTCGCAGAGTAATATCCAAAATTAATAATGACCCAGTATTTTAAATGCGGTGTAGTGTGAACCGGCATTATTAGAGGTAATTATTTTAAACTTATATGTATGAGCGTCAAATCTAGGGCAAACAACAATAGCGGAATGAACTCCTTTTCCGGTGGTTGTCCAATCCCCAGTTTCGTGAGCGTATATTGGAATGTATTTTCCTCCGGCAGCAATCGTTGGACTGAATATATTCACAGACCCGAAAATTCCATCATACCCATAATGCTGAATTAAAAGCATCAACCCAGATGTCTCAGCAATTGGAACCCCACCGGCAGTTGCGCTTTTATCATCATCAAAAGTAGCCTCATAATATCTATTAGCTGCGCTATTTTGAGGATAACCCACGTCTGGGAATAACAATTCCACACCTGTAATTGGATTCGTAGCATCTGAATTCCCACTAAATTGAGTGGCTGTCCCTGCCGTTGCGGACAGAGAGGTATCGGCTTCCTTGTCAGTCCCAAATAAAACTTGCCCCTTAATGCCTGCCCAGTATGGAGTAGCATGTGAAGAGAACTCAGCAGACGCCAAGGTCGGTGTGTAAAATTCTATTTTACCCTCATCATCTACTCTAATTTTTTGCCCCTTGGTTCCGGTCTTTAAACCAAGCTGATTGGATAATGGTGTAGTGACTTCAAATCCATCCGTTGTTGAGTTGTACCGAGCTTCTACAATCTGACCGGCAACAATATCACCATCCTCAAGCGGAATATCTTTTCGTTTAAATATACTTTTTGCACCTACTGAATTTACGTTGAGTGAAGCAGCACCCGTATTCGTAGTCTTGGCCTTAAAGGCAACAACCATTCCGTCTTTGTACGCTGTGATAGCAGGCGACAAAGTGATTGCATAATCATCGTTACTTGACGTGTCTTCTGCGTAGAAATGCGAATCGGATTGTATGTTGGTTGCGGTAACTGGAACCTTAAATGAACCGTCTTGGTTGAACGCTGTGTTGTACAGAGTCTCAAGCCCGTTGGTAAAGTCCTGCACCAACTCAAAGTTCCGATCAACCTGAGTAGAGGTTAATGCAGTAGTTTGGTCTTTCCTGTAATTTAAATCTACAATTGGCATTATGATTTCCTTATTAATGATTCAGTATCTATGCTTGCAGCATCAAAAGTTCTTCCACTAAATTGAACATCGATCATGCCGCTTGCTTGTATTTCGTCTTGAAACAAATGTTGTCTAAAATAACACGCGATAAGGCTCTTTGTTTCAGCCTCTGTAAGCGTCTGGCTTCCCAGCAGCGTGGTGTCTTCAGCTTCGTTTCTCGTTCCATAAATTTTTACTGTGACCTCTGGATTTCCTGGTGTCTTGCTGCTTAGATGCAGCACATAACCTCGCAAATCCTTTTCGTCTAATGCGTTCCCAAAGTTGTACAACCCAAACTTTAAAATGCTATCGTACTTTTCTTTGGCAGAGTTAATCCGCCGATAGTAAATTGATTTACCTACTGTCGAGTCGTCACCCCATTTTAACTCTTTGTCTACCTTGCCATAAGTAAACACCACTCCGTTGGTGTCACCAAAAACAAACCAGTCTTCTGATTCCTCATTAACCAACTCAGTCTCCGGTTTCTTCACGCTTGCTGCGGCTGTGGCTGGAATATTTGTGGTAGAGAATGTGTCGTATTTGTAGTCGTAGCACAGACACCTGTCATCTGTTCCTGTTCCGATAACCCAAACCTCCTGAGTAGGCGTATTGTGAACTGAAAAGATTTTCTCGGTGTCCTCAATTTTCGCTGTATTAAAAAACTTATCAGACACAGCATCCGCCGCTGGGATTGCTCTTGGTATGCGAGATGAAAGATCGAACTCGTAGAAGCCAGATCGACCAGCATACACATGTTCACGCCCATTGATGTTAACAAGCGTGTGCCGGTAGTAGAGAGATTTACCGGAAGGGATTGCCAGTTTGGTTACATTAAAGGGACTGGCGGTGTTGCCTGTAAATTGGAATAAGAAAATCGATGTGTCCCTGTAGACCACCAAGTTGCCCTGCAACTCTGCCATTTTAAGAATGCCGCTTCCGTCATCTTGGATGTCATCAAATCCAATGATGCTGCCGATAGCTGTCGTTGGCTGAACTGTCGCGCTTGTTACCGAGGTGTCGGCTGTCTTATCAAGAGTTAACTGTGCGCCAGCAACTGAAATAAACTGTACAGTAGCCACCAAGTTCCCGCCATTTACTCCAGCCCCAGTAATCGTCAAGCTGTCGCCGGTTTTTATGGACTTCGCAGGCCACTTCAACGTGAGCTTATCGTCACCCTTGGTGATCGAACCTGACAGCACAACTCCCCACTCATCGGGATAGTCAGGCAAACTCCACGCTAATCGGTACTGCCGCCTAGTTGTGTTGCCGGTGTAAGCTTTGTACGAATCTGGGTTTTCTAATTTAAAAGTTCCATCAGCAATTGGAGAGTCAAGATCGACCATAGCTGTCTGACCATCGATGAACTTTGTTATCGTCCTGACTTCCCCAGAGTCGAACAGCATTTTCAACCCAACCATGCTTTCCGTGAAATAACCAGGAAAACAACGAACTGTATAAGATCCATAATTTTCCCTGTTATCTATAAGGAAGAAGGCGAGGTTTTCTATTGCAGATGTCGGAGCCGTATCTACCTGTACCGTTGTGCCGGAACCACCAACGATTGTGGTCTTAAAGCCATTAGTGAAGCGGATGGATTTACCTACATCGCTGGGCGTGAACATCGATGTTGATGCAACAACATCGGTAGCATTAGCTGCCATGCTGGCAACTGTTGGCTGGCTGAAGACTGAACCCTCCTGCGCTGCCGTCACACCAGTTGCTGTATTCGGTGACATCAAAGTGTCGAGATTGGTTTGAGAAATCTCAGACACGTCAGCACACATTAATATTCCATTGTATGCTGCGATTGTCCCAACACTACTGATGCCTTGTTCACGCATCTCATGTATAGGCTCTGCCTTGTCCCACTCAAGTCGGTACAAGTGGGGTAGATCAACGCCGTTATTAAACACGGTGTAGCCGTTTATATTTACAGCCTCCCACCTGTTTCCCGTTGAACTAAACCCGCTGCCTATCTCTGTCCAGTTGCCGCTGATTGTTTCAGTATAATCCTCGGCGTAATCTGTCGCATACCCCTCATTGGATGACAGGAACCTGTACAGCTTTGTTGCGCTGCCAGCAAGTAGCGCGGTCTTTCCGTTAGGTCGTCTCGCAGAGTGAATGAATGTGATCTCCTCAGAGACGCCTTCGCCCCCAGGATATTGCTGACCGTCAAGGCTTCTGCTTTGGTTACCCCAGAACCAATCGTAACCCTCTCGTTTTTTTTCTCGATCTAAGTCACGCCGCCAGTCTCGCTTTACAGTATAATTCTCAATGCCAGCCTCGGCTTCGGAAACTCTGGATAAGAGTCGTCCACCTTGGCTTGGCTTGATTGTTACACTCCGGTAGCGAGGCATTACGGTACGATCATTACGATGTTGGTAGCTGTCTTGAATTCACGCCCCGACTCAAGCAAAGCTCCGTCTATGCGAGGAATGCGGTGACCAAATTCATTTGGCCCAATCCCAAAGCCAGAGATAGTTCCTAGAAGGCTAGTCTGTGATGCGGATACCGCGCCAGTTAATGTAAGGATGCCTCCCCCTTCAAAAAGGATTTTGTCTCCAATTGCTGCGGTGTCTCCATGATTAGAGGCAACAGTAACAGTTTTGCCTGACCCTACACTTTCAGCTTCAGAACTACCCGTCTTAAACACCTTGGTTGAGGTAGGTAAATCCTTCTTAACAGATTTAGAAAAGGTTTCGCCAGATTCAGCCTGCAACGTAGTGGATGAGTATGACGGAATGCCACCAATCAACCATTGCCCATCGCCTTTGTTTGAGTCAGCGATACAATGAATAACAATCTTTTTATTTTCATTAGCAGCAGTCGTAGGAATAACAGTTATTGAGTCAGCAAGAACTCCGGTGGAGTTGTTGACCAACTTCTCTGATCTTCGTACTAATCCAAAGCCGGTAGCATTAGCAGCCGGTGTGGTGCTGGACTGATTCACATAGGTTATCTGGGTGTCAGTAGCGTTGGTGACCTGTGCCTTAACCACGTTGTAGTAGTCAGGTGTCATTCCAGTCACGGTGACCTTGTCGCTTGTCAGTATACCGTGACCAGCCGGAAGAGTTAGCGTCAGGTTCGACCCAGAATATGTGCCAGCAGATGGAATATGTCCGGCTATCCGTATGTCAACCTTGCCTCCTGTGCCGCCTTTAAAGATAGAAAGTCTGAAGCTTGTTCCGTCGTAAACATATCCCAAGCTGTCATTGACTACCGTCGATGATGCAACGAGCTTTCCTGTAATTGTAGTGGCATCCGCACTAGCGTTAGCAGATAAAGTAAAGGTGGCGTCATTTGTAAATGTCACAACCTGACCGGCGTACAATGCTTGAGGTAACGCATCAACAGTAAGACTTGTCGCTCCATTGGAATAACCGTTGGCGTTATTAATCTTTACGTTAAACTTCTTTAAGTCAGGCAGGACAATTGATTGGTCACCAGAGCTTGATAACACTCCCCTGTAAATACCGTCCAACTGTTTGGCAGCATCCGGCACTTGCAGGGTTGAACCACTTGACGAGTGTGATGTCTGAATCGCCAGTCTCTTTTCGTAAAGCTTGTCGATTTTTAAGTTACTGATGTCACCATTACTAATCGACAGCTTTGCAAACGGGATGTCGCCATCTGATACAGATAACTTGTTGTAACTAATAGCAGCAGTTGTTGCTACGTCATTGTTTGTAATTGAGTTTGAAAGAGTAAGTTTCGAGTAAGGAATAGTGGCAAGCTTCGATGAGTCTATTGCCGCAGAGCCATTGATGTGGCTATTGGTGATACTACTTGTCAGGCTCAACTTTCCAATGCCAATGCTTCCAGCAAGTTTATCCTGACTGATGCTGCCAGCTAAGTCCGCATTAGTCACAGCGCCAGACAGGTTCAGCTTTGCGTAAGGAACCGTAGCCAGCTTGGATGAATCAATAGCCGCTGATGAGTTGATGTCAGCGTTAACAATTGTGTTTGTCAGGTCGAGCTTACTACCAGCAATCGCAGCACTATTACTGATCTGCGAGTTGACTATTGACCCAGCACTTACGTCAGCTTTCTCCTGCCACTTTAAATAGGTGGCATCACTTGTTGCGAAGTCATTCCAAACATAAACCTTTGGAACTGCTGACGAACCAACTTGCCTTACCCATAGGTATTGTTTCCATTTAGTTGTTACGGTTGCGTCTGGTACATCTGGACTACCGCCTACATCTGTCGTTGTGATTAAAGCACTCATTTTAGCAATTGCTGGTTTCTACCTCTGTTTCTGTACATAGAGTTGTAAAAATTCTACCCGTGCCATCCTGTTTGCGGATGTGGGTTCTTGAACGTGTGTTCAAATAAAGGTCACGTCGCTTGCGACGAAACGAAGCTAAGTAACTCTCATAAAGTTTTAAGTCGTGATCGACCTCTCTCTTGACGTGCGCCTTTACATATTCAGCCACGCACTCTGCAACAGGAGAGTCATATGGAACCTTGTCTGAATCCTGGTGATTAGCTCTTTCACCCTCCCATGTTAGCTCAAGAATCTCTGAGTCAATTAGTCTTGGATAGACAAAGAAGTCACCGGCTTTTCCGATAGCCATATACCCTTGTGATCTTTCCATGACGGGGGTGTCGCATATTAAATCCTGTCGATTTGAATAGCTGTATGAAATCAAGGGATACCTGACGCATTCAGAATCTGAGCTATCGGTTACTGATGGATCACCATCTGCGTCAGTAATTACCCACGCCTGTATGACGTTTGCCTGCTCTGGCAGGACACCAGCAGATGCGTTGCCCTCTGTGGTTAACGGTTTGATTCCAGTTGGGGCGGTATTGTTGTAACGAGTTGTGTTGACCGCCCTGTAAAAAGGAACGTGTGATAAGACAGACTCTGTTCCGGCTAAGATAAAACGATTAGTAAAATCTGTAGCACCAAGACGGTTGGCATCGACGGTTAGTAATGTTTTAACGTCAGTTTTAAACTCGCTCCAAGTCATGTGCTTTTGTTACGCCCTCTTTTTTTAACTACCGGCTTCGCCACTTTCTCTACCGCAAGAATATCTTCAACATCGGGTAGCTCTTTATTTTCTGCCACAGCTACCGCATCCTCTACTGGTGGGGGTTGGGCCGGAGAAACTGTTGAGCTTCGCAAGCTTGGTGCTTTTTTTTTAATGTTTTCTATTTCCTCTCCAGTCATAACAAAAATCTCTTTGGTCTTAACAAGATCATCCAAAGACTTTTGTTCCTGTGTGTTAGATGTGGAATAGAATCCGGTATAAGCACCCGCGCTGTGTTCATATGGAGTGAACCTCAAGGCGACTCCATTGACCTCAATTAGCCTGTTCGCGTTGGCAATGCCATAATGCTTTTCTGCCATAACTCCTAAAGTACTCCTGCATAAGGGTGGGTCAAAGGAAAAATGGGGCAGGGAGTTTCCTCCCTACCCCAAATGGCGAGCAGTTAGCAGAGAAATTAGTCGTCGTAGTTATTGGACGAGGCTATCTGAACCCATTTTGCTCCATCGTACATTAAAGTAAGCGTATCGATGTTCGTATTCAAAACAAAGTTAGCTGCACCGTTTAGGCATAGCTTTGCTGTATTGTGGGTGACTGTAATGTTGTTGTTATTATCAGCCGACTGCAACACAAGTATCTGGCCAGCTTGTTTGCCTCCGTTGATGTCAGTTAATGCATCATCGGTTGCCCCTTCGCCGTCAACAATGTGGTATGAATCCGTAACAGTAATAGCTCCACTCGCAATAGTAAGGTTTGCTCCTTTGGAAAGGATTCTACCTTTTTGAATGTGATCTTTAACGTCCGTGAACGTGTCAGTTGATTTTATCTGTGCCATAATATTACAAATATAGGGCGAGGGAGACTAGCCCCCCCGCCCTTGGTGATTACTTTAAGACAGGTCGCACCCTGCAACAGTCAGGGTCGGACACCCGTCCGTGAAGTTCTCAATCACAACGTGGCGATTTGGATTGCCAACCCGAACTTCAAAAGTCTTGGAGTTCAAGATGTAGTGATTGACGTTTGGCTGAATGACACAGTTGTAGATGTCATTGTCCACATCAGTCTGACGACGAACGCTGTTGGTCTTGATGATATTAATAGCAATATCAGACCAGTCGATCATCCAGAACGTCCGTGCGCGGGTTTTTATACCGGCGGCAAGAGACGTTGGCGCACCTGTAGTGGCAGTCAAACGATCATCAAAGTACGGATCGGTGAACACCGCTAAACTCAGGCCATGATCTGGAATGTCGTACTTGTTGTAGGTGTAGGCAACCTTGCCGGTCACACTATCCGTCAGTTTCTGACCAGCTTGGATAAACAACGTAATGTCAGCACTATATTTAGCCTTGTAGTACTTGATCATTATGTCGTGAATCTTAGCAGCCGTGAACCTGTCGGTCATGGCATCGATGGTGTCAACCGTGCCTGCTGTATTCTCACGCTCTCTCTTGACTGCGTAAGCAGCTTCAAGAATCGTGTCGATATTTAAGGCAGCATTTGCACCAGGATGTACACGTCCGCACTCATTAAGCTGTGTGCGAATACCAAGCGTGTTGGCCTTGTACTCTAGGTGACAGGTGGCATCTGCTGAGTCATAGACCTTTGGCAGATCGGTATAACCATTAACGGTTTGCTTATCGTTTATAGCCTGTCCGTAGAAGACGGTGTTATAAAACGAGCGTTCGTGTAGCATCTCCTGCTGCTTGCGTTGCTGTGCAAGTGGAAGGCTGCGGAAGTTCTTGAACCAGTCCGAAGCATAAGGAGCTTCAAGAGCCTTCAAGTACTCGTCGTTGTAACAATGCGTCCACCGCATCGTTTGTTGCCAATATTCAACAAGGTTTAAGTCGTTGATGGCTGGGCCTTGTTCGCACCACTTCTCGTAGTCGCTGACAGAGTTAGCCAAGATAGACAAAGTGCCAGCGATTGGCTGATGCTTTTGCTTGAGTAATTTCTCAGCGGCAGTACCAGAGTTCAACGGGCCAGTACCGTTATAGCCAGCCCATGTATCTTTATCTACGCTGGGCTTAACAATAACCTCGGCTGCTTCGTATCCAGCAACACCGTTCACAGTCTGGTTTGTTAGCGACTTAGCACCGATAACCTCCATCTGAACGCTGTAACTATCAGAGTCAGCACCCGGCCCTTGGTAAATTCCGTTACCATTTGTTTCAACCATGATGAACATACCAGGAAGGAAGAAACGGCCAAGATTATCAACGGAACTCTTGTTAAAGTTCTGCTTGGTGATACCACTTCCTGGGTCTGGCCCAAGGTAAACCTTGATTGTCCAAGCAAACGTGTTTGCGATGCCAGCATTAGAACTCCCTTCCATTGGAAGAGCAGCGCCAGCCCCTGTTGTTGCAGTTGCATCAATTGCAGTTCCGCCAGATGCAATAGCTGCATCACCTGTCGCAGGAACAGACCCAGCATATACTTGGAAGTAATTCGGGTTAACTGTGTTGCGACGTGGAACCAAGCTGAATGGTGCAATGATCGATTCGCTTCCACCTCCCTTTGCCGTGGGCAATGAGACGTGCCGACTCAAGAGAAGATCAGTTAATGTCCGCTCTTGTGCGCCTGCTAGTCGAGCCTCTTTAGTCTGGGCGATGATTCGGGCCATGCCGACTTCGTCCATACCTTGAGCCTCAAACATGTCTTTAGTCATAGCTTTGAAGCTGGCCTTGGTAAGGGTGCAGCCGCAGCTATCATCGACAATTAAGGCGCGTGGGGTGCAATTATCCGTGGGGAGTGTCCTTGTGCCACTTCCATCCGAGGATACGTTGCTTACAATATTACTGAGTGCCATAATTTAGTCCTATACTTTTAATGGTTTCCCTTACTAGAAGGTTGAAATCAATTTACAGGACGGTATATGACCCGCCAAAAAAGTTTATAAAATGTAGGCTAAATGAATTTATTTTAGCCTATAAATTATTTATCCGCTGTTGTGCGGAATCACTCTTTCATATTCAGTATGTCAATAATGTCGCCACCAACAGGAGGAGGCTCCTCTATTGCTGCACTATCAGCAGCACCTGGGCCTGCACTAGACTTTGATTTGGGTGGAGTAATTGGCTTTGCTTCGGCTGCTTGCTTGGTTTTTTTCTTCGGTTCTGCGGCGGGTGATTTCTTTTGACGAACAAAACCCATCCTAGTTAACCGTTCTTCCTCAGTTTTTATGGTGTCTTGCGCTTCTTTAATGGCATTAGCCCCAAGCATTTTAAGAACGTCGTCGCTAGTGAATGTCCATTTGCCAGACGTTTGTCCTTTTCCTGCAAGCCCTGCGTATTCAGTAGGTGTAACAAAGTTTGCCTTGTTGCCATACGAATCCTGCCTGACCAGATCGTTGCCACCATTTTTCGCAAAGTACTCAGCTTGATTGTTGATGAAACTTAACAACCAAGAGTGGTTGTTATTGTTCCCATCAAAATCTTTGATGCCGTTACTTATGTTTAAGTATTCTTTGGCAAGGTTGGTGGCACTAGCCATCTTCTCCTTAATGATGGACACCTCATAAGGGCTTTCCTTCTCGGCCTTGTCTAATCCGGCATCACGAATCAAATCTCCTATCTCATCGGGAACCATTGCAGGCAGGCTAGACTCAAACTCTTTTATCGTTTCATTAATCTTCGGCCTTGCTTCTAGCTCATGGAGCTTACGCTCAAAATCCTGCCGGTCTTTCTGAGTTTCCTTACGGGCTTCCTCAAGGGCTTCCTCTTTCCACATCATTTTCTCCAGCTTCTTGGTTTCAGATGCAGAAATGGTGGGCTTATTATCCTCGATGAACTGCATTAACTCTTCATCGTTATGATCTAGAGTTCTGTCAGGATCTTGCTGTGCATTCTCTGCATAAGCATCGAGCTTTTTATAGAAGTCTAACAGCTTTTTGCCCATCTTGTTATACTTGTCGGGCATCTTGCTTTCGGCGTATCTAGCTAAGGCAAGTTCATCACGCTGCTCGTCGAGAAGAGTGTCCTCGTAAGAGTCTACAGGCTGCTCTGGTTGTGGTTCTGGCTCTGGAGTTTGTTGAGGTAGCTTGAACTTCTCAAACTCTTCACGCACCGCATCCCTAACATCCGTTTGGGTAACAGGAGGTTTAACCTCAAACGTCTTGTTTCGTTTGGGTTCTTGCTCTGGCTCCGGCTCCGGTTGGTCAGGCTCGTCGTCCTGACTGGCCTGTTCCGGCTCCGGCTCCGGCTCCGGCTCTGGTTCTTCGGGTTGAGGTTCCTCGACTTGTTCTATCTCTACCTCTTCGGGTTTAGATATTAAGCCAAGGTCTTCATACAAAGAACTCAGTAAAGGGTCGTCGTGAATTGACCCTATTTCTTCCGGCTCTTCGGCTTGGGTTTGCTGCTCTTCGGCTTCGGGCTGCTGCTCTTGTACATGCTGCCCTTCTTGCTCTTCGGTTTGCTGTAGTTCATTTGTCTCTGTTTGTTCTGCTACTGTTGCCATAAATTACTGCATAGCCTGCACGGGTTGCTCCGGCCCTTGTATGGCTTGCACTATTGCCTGTATGTCTGCGCTGTTTTTCTGAATCGCTTGGCCGAACTGTTGAAGTGCAGCCTGCGTCTGATCATCTGGTGCTGTCATACTGTCATTGTCACCAGGAGTTAGCTCTAGCTTTAAGTCTACTCCCGCGCCACTCAGGCGGAATATCTCATTGATAATCTCAAAGTATTTCTCCTTGCCGATAGCTCCAAGAACCTGTGGCTGATTGAGTACCTGTATAAGTTGCACCAGAACATTAGCAGCCTGTGAGTTGCTTGCTCTTTCGCTGCCGTCGCGGCTCGTAAATATGTAGTCATGGCACAAGGCTCGCTTGCTTCCTATGACGGTGTACCTACGCTCCATGTCAGGGTCCATCAAATCTCCGTCGCCCATCTCCACCTCAAATCCTGCTCTTTCAATTATATTTCTTGTGTACCGCCCAAGAACTGGAAGGTGAATTGAATTGCTGCCACATGATATTAGCGACTCGTAAAGGACACGCTTCATGCTGGCTCGCCCTTCATCGATGGCATCGGATATGAATGTGTAAACGCTGTCGGTTGTGTTGCTAATGGATAGCACCTCGGTTGCAGAGATTTCCCTTGGCGCTGGCTGACCTTGCTCTTGCGGAGACAAAGCCATCAGCCTCTCAGCCATAGCGAGTAGCTGTGTGATTGAGTTGAATATGTTTGTCAGGTTCCCATTGGGCTGACTCCTGACAACCTTAAATATGTTGTCTGCTGTTGGGTCTATGCCCAAGTCTTGCAGCTTGCTGAAGCTGGCATCCAACGCATGAGTAGAGGCGTAGAAGTTCTCGCCCTTCATGGTATTGCGGAAATCCTCTAAAGCCTTATGACCCTCGTCATTGTCCGGCCATAAGTCTGAGTTAATTATGGCGACAGAGAACAGGTCTGCCTTTGCGGTTTCAAGTAGCTGGCTGAACAGGTTGGTCAATTGATCTTGGAATGGCATCAGTTCGTGTGCCACGGATATGTTCAGCAAACGTGAGTCGTTCTCGTTAAATGAGAACACCGAAGCCGGTGCGCTTGGCAGTATCTCTGCGTAAACAACCGTGTATTCTCCAGCAACCTTGAGGTGTACCCACACAGGGAACGGGTAAGTACCTATCCCGTAATCCTTGGGTATGATCTTAACAAAGTATTCTGTGATGAATACCGACGTGTCTTTCTCTTCCCCACCATAGTGGCCGACTTGATTCTTCCTGTCATTGAAGCTGGTCAGGTCATCCTTTTGCGTGGGGGGAGTGATTGTTGTGTAGTACTGGTTAAAGTAATTAGCATACCGACTGAACAATCCTATTTGCCCAGAGCTAAACCCAACCTCGTCCCTATTAAAGTAGTTAGGATTCTCTAAGATGTCACCGAATCGGCATATGTCCCAGAACCCCACATACTCACAGCCAGTATCTGTGTTGAGGCTGGCTAGGGGATAGTTGAAATCATAGAAGGTTCTTGTTGGGTGAGGAGCGACCCAGCTTACGCCTTCCCTGACTATCTTAGTACGCTTCTTGGTCATCGTACCCTCGGTAGCGTACTGCTCTGCAATAGGAGTCTGTTCCCAATGCACGTCTCTTTCCCATGCTGCTCTTGGGAATGCTACTGAGTGTCCGTAGAGGAACATGTCCCTTATAAGCTGGGTCTGGAAGTGCCGGTAGTTGTACTGATCTGCCATCACATCGATGCGCTGGCTCAGTACATCAGCCCTTAATTTACCGGCTGGCTCTGTGGTTCTAGCCTCGTACTTAAAGAATGGATACAGGTTGTTGAACCTGTTGCTTTGTGCGGCTAGTCGTCGGGTAACAAACGATCTAATGAGGTTGATGTTTACCTCGAAAAATTTAGGCAAGTTGATGCCGACAACGCTGCCCTTGGCATCCTTCTTAACGTACTGACTGGTGTTCTTTAGTTTACCAAGTTCCTTAACACAGGCTTCCATGTTGATTCTCTTCTGAGCATACAACACTAGCGGAACTATTTGTCTGGTGATCGGAGTTGAATCCCATGCCAGATCAACTGATGAATACAGGTGGTGGTTCTTTAATGACCACAGGATATGTTCAGAGACACGACTGCTAATTACATCTTCAATCTTTTTCCTGTTGTCGATGTCCTTCTCAATCCTTTTGCGTTCCTCTTTGGGAAGCTCATCCAGCATCGGCTTCGGCGGAAGCTTCGCTGTAAACATTTCCCTCAACCTCTCGTTGGTTGTGCCTGCCTCTTTGAGAATCTCGAAATCTATCATAACTTGGATACTGTGTTTCTAGTAGTGCCTCCTCTTGGAAGTGGAATAAAAGAGCGACATGGCTGGGAACTTTTCCTGAGTGCATCCATCTCTTCAGTTGTGAAAACGGTATGCAGCATGACGCAGCCAACTCCTCCAGAGTGAAATTTAAATAACGACAGCACTTAACAACTCTGCGTGTTGTCCACCCATCAAGGATTCCTTTGCCACGCCAGAACCTGTAAGCCCTGTACGCTCTTGGATTTTCAATGCCATCTAGTACGAATCTCCTGCCTTTTTCTTTGCCTTTCCTGCCATGATCATCATCACGGGAAGCTCGTCGTCGTCCTTTTTTTTACCAGAATCGTAGCCCTCAACGCTGACTTTGTTTATCGACAGGACTGCTTGGTCTGCTGTCTGCTCATCGAGGTTGCCCGTAATGGTCATGGTGCATTCTTCTCCTGGTTCTTTCATGGAGAAGTAATCCGCCAAGCCATCATTGTCGTCCAGATTTAAGACGACCTTGTCGTTAATGTTATTAATTGCCATTAGTATTTACCTTTACGAGATTTAGGATTTGATTTTTTTCTGCCACCAGATTTCCAAAGTTCAGTACAGGCCAAGTGCCTTGCTGTGCCTGCTTTAGCGGAAGAGCAATTGTGCCTAGCATTGAAAGACTTACGAGCAGCGGCGCTGTAGTTATGGCCATATCCCTTTGCCCCTGCGTGAACTAGCTTTTCTTTTCCGCCCACGCAGTACTTCTTCATTATCTTTTTACCGGCTCTAGTGCTTCGACGTACCTCGCCACACCTCATCTTAGACTTAGGTGATGAGCCGGTAGCTGCCTTTCTATAGTCGTTTGACTTAGCCATAAGTATCAATCAACTCCGCAATGTATTAAGTGTGGCCGGACATTTTCCTGTGGCAAGTAGTTTCTGGCTCCCGTTAGCTCCATCTTTAATAACGGATAGGATATGCTGTCAAACTTGTGAATATACTTGGAACGCTTTGGTTTTATGCCGGTTTTATCGTCACCCTCTAGGTTGTTGAGGGTATCAATTGTGTTCTGGCAGACGGCTGACACATAAAATTCATCTTGGAACAGCTTGCTTTGCAGGATTCTGACCCTTGCCTCCACGCTGCCACTACCCTTCGGGCATCCCTGTAGCTTAATCTTACCGTCACTAAACCGCTCTATGTCCCATGAATCATAGCTACCTTCGCCACCAGGATGCCATTGATTGATACTGCTGGAGTCAGATATGTGCTGGTATTTAAAAGAATGGCTCATTCTCCTGTCCCACTTAGCCATTTTCTGGAGAATCTCCTGCACTAATCGCTTATAAAGTATGCGTTCTCCAAGGTGATCTGCTTCATCGATCACCATCCACACCAGTTTTTCCTTGGTCGGAACCAACTGGAGAAAGGTCACCGAACTGAACACCTGACCAAGGTCATACCCGATAATGATTGGGTATCCTTTAATTGGAACCAGCCCATCCCCACTCATTGCGTCTCCCTTGATGTGCATGTTTGGCTGGAAGTAGTCTCGGAACAGGGCTTCTCCGGTGGGACGGTCAACCCATTCACCATCTATCAGCCTGCGCTTTTCAATTGGGTCAGTTCTGAGTATTCGATGGAGGTTCTCGACGTATCCGTCCGGCAACCTGTCTAGGTTTTCCGTGATCGGGACATGGTAAGTCTCCATGTCTGGGTCTTTCTCGCCGGTATCCTCGTCGTAACACTCCTCAAAGAATACTTTGTACACCCAGTTCGATGGCCCTTCTGGGTTACATGAGGCACAGAATTGCTGTGGCCCATCAATACCACGCCGCCTGCCAAGCTGCGCGGCTGGGTATGTCATATACTCCCGCCCCTCGCAGTTGGTAATCTCATCCACATAAACCATCGATGGCGCTGGGCCTTTGACCCGTTGCTCAACGGCGGCAGCATATGGAATGGAAACAAGTAATAGCTTTGACCAACCATCGAAACGATTCTTAACCCACCGATGCCTGTCCTTTGTATTTGGGTCTAGCTTTGCAGCCGTAGTCTCCAAGCCAATACCATCCTCCCAAGCAGGGATTATTAAAGTATCAAGATCGTGCCAGATACCTTCGGAACCTGTTCGTATGGATGGTGCAATGATTAGAACCAGCGCATTGTTGTTCTCAAATGCGTGGCGGATAACCTTGTGACCAAAGGCTATTGTTTTGCCGGAACCTTTTTCCCCGTAGCCAAGTACGAATCTTGCAGGGGTATCGAATATTTTTTGCTGAGTGGGGTTGAGGTCTGGTGACCATGTGCCTTTAGGCTTTGGCCCAGTCTTACTGAGGGTTGTTGTTGCCAACGCCTCGATGTCATCCTCATTAAAGTAACTCACTCCACCACTTAAAAAACTTTGGGTTAGATTTGAAAACGGTACACAACCCTGTGGCTAATCGATGTGCTACCTTTTCTTCGTCGCTGCTTTCCTTTAAACCCATAGCGTAATACACACCATGAATTATCTCATGCAACACCACGTCAGCCATCTGATCTTTTTCAAGACCGGCGGTGATGGCGATGGTTTGTGTGTCGTAACAACAAAAACCATATGCATCAGCGGCATTGTGCATGGCTCTGTCCAGCCACTTAATCTTGAAGGTCAGGTTTAGTATCCGAATTCTTTTCGGAAGTGCCTTCGTTGATGGTGACCGTCTTGGCATCTGTCTTAATCTGTATCGCTTGAACCGGAGTAAATCCTGGCTTACCAGACTTACGACCCGATTTCATCTCCTCTTTCTTTGCCAGTATCTGAGCCTGAGTGAAGGATGCTTTCTGAACTCTGTCGTTTAATTCCAACAGATGCTTCACCAACCTAGACCTATCCTCTCGCAGCACCTTCTCCCGCTCGATGTCATCTGTTCCCTGAGATATCTCTTCCCTTACCTCACGGACATCGCACATCAGATCGGCAAATAACTTGGCTGCTCCACCGTCAACCATGTTACGGACGCTGTCAAAGGATTGTCTGGCGAACACAGAGTAGGCTACCGCCTCGTCTGCTGCCGCCCCATGTATGCCCACAGCAGCAAGCCCAGACTTGAGCAGTCTGTCCTGTTTCTTTAACTCAATGGCAAATTTTTCATCAGGATCTTGTTTAACTGTGGGTGTCCTGTTCACCGTTTCCGAGTCAGAAGGTGGGCCTGCGCTGTCATCGCCCCACTTACTGCGAAGGTCAGGCGTCTCCTTCACTAACCGCTTGAGCTTGGCGAGCGGCATGTCGATCAACTTTGCCGCCAGCTTTATGTCGCCCTCGGTTTCATCAAGGGCTTTGTGGATGTTTAAAAGTACCTGTTCCTTAACGCTCACACCACTTTAGCAACAGGCTTGTACCTGTTCTTGTCCTTGATGTAGACCTGAGTCGTAGCCACATCTGTATGCCCCATGTCCTTGGCAATCTCCCACCAAGGTCTGCCATTGATGCTGGCATTGGTCGCATAGGTAGCTCGTAAACTATGGAATGATTTACCCTCGATACCCAGAGCCTCCATAATTCTTCTGAATGTTACTGAGTGGTAGCTACGTTTCTTTGGGTCTTCGTGCCTCTCCTTTTCAGTAGGGAAGAACAACTCTTTCGTCCTTGTGTTGTTCTTGTCGCCCTTCCAGTTGTGCAGCTTGAGGTTCAGCTTCTTACTCAACGGTAGTTCAACACGCTTGTCCCTCTTCTCTGTCCACACAGCCAGCGTTGATTCCTCTACGTTGTGGGATGCACACTCCAGTCGGCAGATGTCACCGATACGCAGGCCAGTCTCGTAAGATAGGTGTACTGCCACGTTCCAGAACCCATCGGTCATTGCCTCAATCCATTTAACCTCATCATCAGTAAACACCTTCTTCTCTTCTGTTTCCTTCTGATAATGGGACAGGTTCTTCTTGTTAATCTTAACCAGCTTGGCTGGGTTGCCAGCCACCCAACCCTTGGCATTGCAGTACTCAATGTAATTTGCAACGGCAGACAACATCACACGTCTGGTGCTGGCCTTATTGTCGCTGGCCTTGCTGTTGATATGGCTGGACAACAGCTTCTCGTTGATGGCGCTTGGCCTTTGCTTCATCAGCTTCTTGGCTTTGAGAAACTTCTCAATGTGGATGACGGTTTCCTGCACAGTTCTTTCAGACTTACCAATTGATGCAGACCACTCTGTGTACTGCTCGATTGCCTGCTCATTGGTTATCTTGTCGCCACCCTTCATCTTCTGAAACACATCCTCCCTCAAGGAGTTCGCCTTGAGTAGTGCTTCCATCTTCTCTATGTCTGCCTGCTCGCAGACTCTTAACGCTGCATCCTTGTTGGTGCATCTAGTGCTGACTTCTTTTGTTCCTTCAGCAGTTTTAAAGGAGACATAGTAAACTCCTTTCTTCTTCTTTAATTTCATATGTTTAAGTTTTTGACGTAACAGTTCCTTCTAAATTCCTGTCTCTTTTTCTCTACCCATTTATCTTCCAACTTTTGTTCCAATCTTTTCTCCTCATCCTTAATGGAAAGCTTCAGCTTTTGTACCTTCGCTTGGTATCCTCCCACTCTTTTGTTGATACCTTGGCACAGCACACCCAGCCTTCTTATCTCGCCCTGTAATCTTTTAATGTCAGCATTACATTTAAGTAAATTCTCTGTGTGTTCTTCCTTTTCTTTTAATGAATCATCAATCCGTTTCTGCCAGCCCTGTATACTCTTGTTCGCATTCCTTATCTTCCGGCTGTTCAGCACCGCCTTGTCTAGGTCTTCCTTTGGTAGATTCATAATGACTTACCCACTTCACAACCAAAGGCTTGTAGAAAACATCCCATTCACCTGACGCTTTGAGATATCTGAATGACGGACGCTTTCTTATGTAGTCAGTCACTCTCCGCATGTCCTTGGAATTAAACAGGTCAACTCCACACGCCTGACTGAATGCCTTTAGCTGATAGATATCCACCCCCGCCCAGTTGGTGCAATGGCTTAACGACACGACTTGCCCCTCAGACAAGCCGGATTTCTCTGCTATCTCCGAATTGGTTAGTGGCCTACCCCTTGGGATTCTAGCCAGCAACCTAACAAGACAGGGGGGATACCTATCAATCTGATCCCAAAATCTGTATACGATTTTGTTCAAACAGAATTTAAGGTGACACAATACTTGATTGGGTCAAGGGAAATTCCGCAGCATGGCGGATTAGTTACTGAGGGACAAGATCAACAACCTCTAACATGCTGCACTTGTCCATTAGCATTATCCGGTCAGCTACTGTGCCACTCTCCCATTCCTCATCAGTTGTGTGTCCGTCTGGGTCTACATACTCATCCCAGAGATAACGCTCTTTAGCTATGAAGTGAAGTTTGGCGACTTGGTTTACAACTGTCCACATTTCATCGCTCAAGGCATCTTCTTGAACATTTGTGTCTGCATTGGCAGATGCCTTGGCTGATGTTTGGCTCCAATCATAATACATCTCATCGGTACTATCGTTCTTGTATGCATGATACGTTTGCGTTATCGGAGATTTGCTGAACTCAACGTAGAGAGTTTCCAGATCGTCGCTGAATGTAAAATAATATCTATCAATGTCCAAGAGCCATTCATAGGTGTCTGCATTCAGTAAGTGTTTGTGAAGTTTCATCTTAATCTGATTCCTCTCTATGCAAAATCTTACTTTTTACAGGTGGTAAGCCCCCGTCATCTCTCCACATCTCTACAAGCATCTCGCCTGTACTATTGTCGATGTAGATGACCCGCCCTCCAACGTGAACGTACACCAACTTGTCATCTTCTAGGTGTAACTCATTTTTGTTAACTATTTTCATGCTTTTGCTTTCTCTTCTGGTATCGACCCGCCGAAGTGTGCTTCTAGTTTCTGTTTAAACTCTTTCAACGCCCTGCCGAATGCCCATATATCATCTCCTGTTTCACTATTTCTTTGTGGCCCACCATACTCAGCGTGTGCCTTGATAACATCATCACCTATTTCTATTTCAATTATGGTGTGATTAGTTGTGCCTCTAACATTTTCATAATGGGCGTGAAGATCGATCCAAACCCAAGTCGGTAGCTCAACAGCATAGGATTTGATTTCATCGGTTAGCTTTTGAATTACCTTGGCTTGCTCTTTCTCCGCAAACTTCCACGCTTCATCCTCAGTATCAAACTCCGCTGGCTTGCCATCATCTCCCCGCCTAATAAGCCCACCATGTACATCAAGATCAAACGATTCATAAACATGTTGAGTCTCTCCGTGGTTATCTGCACTTACTCTCCAATGCAACTTGGGTTCTTCAACTTCGTACGGCAATCGATGCGTGTGTTCTTCAGTCGAGGCAAACTCACTTGCATGGTTGGCTGCTTGTTCAATTTCATAGTCATGCACGGTTACTCCAATGTGTGTTGGGTATACTGTTTTCATTACTTAGTTCCTTTCTTGAAGGGCCGAGGCTAGTCCACCTCAACCCAGTTTGTAAACGCCGAATAGATTCGGCAATGGTTCTCCAAATACTCTAGGTATTTGGCCGAATATGCACTCTTGAGTGGCCCAAGATACTCAAGCTTGGTGACCACGCCGGTCACTCCTTCAACAAGACTTGGCTTTTGGAAGTAACCAAGTATGTCGAAGCCCAAGAAGTACACAAATACTACTGGCTGTTGATATGCGCTGACGGCAGGCAAATGCCCATCGATAACCATCGAATGAGGATGGTCATGCAGCACACGTTCAACAGTCTCCCTTATCTGATGAGGCTTAACCCCACCACAACGGTATACTGTCATGTTATTTATTCTGGATTAGTCTTTTTGCTAGATGAAGAAACGCAGCACTAGCAGACTGCGGGACAACTGAGTTGCCCAATGTTCGTAACTCGTCTACTCGATTGTCACAGGAGACGTACAACTCGGCATCACCCAGCCCACCGGCAAGCCCATCAAAGTCTCCACCCATCTCGGATTCAGTCTCACCGACTTCAATTGTTCTTGGTGGTTCCCAGGATTCTTGCGGCTCACCTGGTCTGGCTGGCCAGACTGTTCGACTGCGTAGTCCAGACGGCACATCCTTGTTACCCCGTCGTCCCTCATAGTCATCGGGCCGCTGCCCTTGTAGTCGCTGACCGTTGGTGTCGGCCAGTTCTCCGCCTGCACCTTGTGCTGTAGGCTGACTGCATGGTTGCCACCCCTCGCTAGGTTGTCCTCGTTCCGCCTCGACGAGCCATCTCTCCAGTCTTGAGTTGTCGGCGTCGGCCAGTTCTGGACAGATGTCCTTGAAGATTTCGGCATCGACATCTTCCCGCAAGCCAAGGATGAACACTCTCTTTCTCTGGTGCGGAGCATCTGCATCGACTTGCGCTGAGAATAATCCCCACGTTGCGCGGTAACCATCGTGTTCCATATCGCTAATGACTGTTGACAGTCCAAGCGTGATGTGTCCTTCGACATTCTCCCACATACAGAAGACAGGTCGAATAGCTCGAATTGTTCTGCGACAAAACGGCCAGAGGTGTCTGCCTCCTTCGTCTTCTTCGCCTTGTCTGCTTCCACAAAATGAGAAGGGCTGACATGGATAGCCTCCAGAGATTGCGAATACCTTGTCTCGAAAGTTTTCCACAGGGACGGATGTAAGATCAGTCCAAATAGGTGCTTCATCCAAGGAGTTGTGTTGCATCTTCTGCGCCAAGTTGGAGCAATTGAAGGCTTCGATCTCCACATAAAGTACTGTGCGAAGAGATGGGATAACTGCTCGTAGTCCGAGGTCAAGCCCTGCACAGCCGGTGCATAAAGAGATGTGAGTCGTGGTGGGACAATCCACACCCGTTTTGTTTACCATTTTTTTAAGGTGACAATCAAGTTTCTAATTCACCATCAAAGGCTATCGACCCCAGTTCCTTGAAGGTGTTTCCCCTTGTCTCCTTCAACCAAGTAATCACACCAGTTGTGCCAACAAACACATCGATGTCCTTGATTGATGCAATGGATTTCTTTTTCTCCGGCGTCACTATCCTAGCGTGTGTCGCCCCCCTTGGTTTCTCTAGTTTCATTTCACAACAGTAATGCGTACTCTTATTATTCCTATATCAGTATTCCCCTGTGTCAACTTGGCAAATGCTGCCTTGCTCAAGTCTAACTTCCTTCCCTTGTTGTAGTATCTCTTGGCAGGCCCACGATCTGTCACTTTTACATGGATCTTTCTGCCTTGATAACTCACCTCAAGCATCGTACCGAATGGATAGTCCCAAGATGCACACGTCATCTTGTCAGGATTAAACGGTGTCCCATTGGCACACAATTTACCTCGGTACTTCTCTCCATACCAGGAGGCTTCAGTCTCTGTTGATCCGCCTGTCATGTAGGCGGCAGCCATTATTATTAGTGGTATTATGTATTTCATATTATCGCACCTTCTCCTTCACATGCTTTGCACTCAGGGTTGATAGGGATATATCCAAACTCATTCTCTTCTCCGCAATCATCACAACCATGAGTCGCCTTCCATATTTGATCTGCTTCCTTCTCCACTTGCTCTAATGCATCCCAAAATTCTTTAATGTCGAATGCATATTTCAAAGCGTGTGTCTCTGTGCCGTAGTCAACTCCCTCCACGATGGAGCCAACCACAACACCCCAATCTTCCTTGGCAAAGAAAGCTCCGCATGATGTGTACTTGTATGTGTTTCTTCCCACATCAGCTTCACTCTTCTCTCCGAACCCTCTCGCCTTAATGAACTCTTCAAAATTATTTATCATCATTTATTAGTTTCTTTAATATCTGTGTGATGTTCTGGGTACGCATTACGCCCTGTTTGGCATCTGTAATAATGCCTTAATAATTTTAAATCTTCATAGCGTTTCGATCCCGGCTCGCAATATTCTAGGTCAAGCGTGGGTACTCTCTTGCATAACTGAGTGAACGATTCATCAGCGCAATACTGCTTAGTCAAAGCATCTGCGTGAGCAATTCCTTTAGGCGGAAGAGGAAGCTTCGCCCCTTTCCGCAGTTCTTTTATCTCTCTTATTTTCATTATTCTACTAGTTTCCTTTTAACCATGTATGCTGGTTTATTCTTATCTGTTTTTAGAAATGGGTTTGTAATCTCCGACACCTCGACTTCATACAGCCCAAGATGTCCCTTACTTGATTCATCTCCTACTAGGCTCCAACTAGTAGGAATGTTACGCCACCCTCTTGGCTTCCTGTGATACTTGAGTATCACTTTGCCGGAGCGTTTATCGACAAGCTCGTACTTGTGAGGTGGGCCTTGCTTTGATGCTCGCTTGGGGATGGCTCCAACTATCTTGGCGACAGCCTTCCATCGCTTATCATGCCCTACGTTCTCAGCGTAAAGGTTGTTGGCTAACGCATGGGCTATCTCATGCTTGATGGTGTCTTCGATCTCTGTGTCTGTGCTGTGTTTGATGTGATGCTTAGACAGGGATAAGATTTTCTTACTGCTGTTACATGAACCCAATACTCTCTTCGTGTTCGTTATCTTAACTGTCCAATGATCTAGCCCATGCTTCTTTAAGTAGCTTTCTGCTATTGTCTTATATAATTCTTCTTTTTCTTTTTCTGAATTGTATTCCATTAATTTAAGGTTACATTAAAATGTTTACTGCCGATACCGTGTACATCCAGGGACACACCTCTCACTTTACTTTGGTTGCCGCAACACAACAGGCACTTGGCACACTCAGTCTCAGCCGGTGACTCTGTAGCTGCCGGACATTGCGCCTCGCCTTTGATCTTCTTGGTTCCCTGCGGTCTGACTCTGAATGTATTCCAACCCATGTCCCATGCCTGCTCAAGTTCAGCGGTTGAATCGACGCTCGCCATCAAGTAATCCTTGTAGCCTTGGGCAAAGTCATTCTTCCACCTGTGAGTGTAGCCTGTCATGCCAGCCGCAACCTCATAGATGCCTTTCCATATTGAATGTGGGACATATGCAGGGTCACCGTAAGCACCGGCCCTTACCTTTCTATCTCTAAACAAGTCATAGGTCCATTCGTTTTCGTACCCGCCATTCATGTAACTCCGGTACACCTGACTGACTGACTTGCCTACCTCAACGTAACACGTTCTCTTCTTGCCGTTCACTCCTCGATGTACGCAGTCACCGCAGATTGCATCGTCGTTGCCAGTCTTGATTGCCTCAACTGGATGCATGTCTCTCCGTATGATGTATGTTTGTATCATCGGGCCTGTCTTCTTGTTGCTACTGGGTCGCTTCAATCCAGTAGCAATACACACAATAGCACTACTCTCCCAAAGGATAACTCCGTTGGACATATCTACCTTTCTGTTAGGGGTTATGGTCTTACGACCTAATGCTTTCGACGTAATTGTCTACGTCTCTGAAGTATGAATACAAAACTGTATCCCTTGCCGCATGATAGTCGGCATCTGTATCTCCCTTCGATGTGTCACACACCTCAAGGGCTATCGTTCTGATCACCTCGTTGCGATCAATGACTGTGCTTCCTTGTTCTGTTAGAACAAACGGATGTTGTATCTCACTCATCTTTGATATGCTGTTTTTCTTTTAGTGTACTTCTTGGCTTCATCACTCATCTCCTGCCAACCAGCAGACAGGTGAACATCGAACTCACCTGTTACTTCGGTCACGTTGTCCAAGTAAACCGCCACGCCGTGAAGTTCTATTGTCTCCTTCTTACCTTCCGGTTCATCAATATGCATAGCCTTTATGAATTTAGACACAGCATCTGCATATGATTCAGCTTGGAACCAAAGCGTTTCGTTGTCGTGGTCAGGCACTCTGCCTGTTATGATGTATGCCTTCATAGTTTAGTTATCACATAGGCATCGGCTGGTAGGCAGATGTTATTCCAGACGTTACTCTGACCCGCTTTTCTCCGTGCAACCTTTGCTGCTCGCTCCGACTTGTGATAGCTGATTGTTTTCAATGACTCCTCTCCGGTGTAGAAGTTAATGTACTGTAGCTGTAATGCGTATGGTTTCATTTGGTTAACTCTTTCTTTATCTTATCTATGTCCAACATCCTGGCGTCACATTCCATCCATAAGTGTTCATGGATTGGTTGGTAATAGACCCAAGGTTCATTGTTCTCGTTAGGATTTGGTGCAACCATGTATGCATAGTTGTCTTTGACTATTATCTCACTCATACTCTTTGATCTTCTCTTCTAGTTCCGCATCGAACACCCCACACAAATCATCCATGTGTGTCGTGGTAGATTGAGCATGGCTTTCGACCACCCTCATCTCGTTAAGGAATCTGTTAAAGAACTCCTTATCCTCCGCATCTCTGAACCACTCATGCGTCGTGTTAGTCAGCGTTGCCTGCAACTCTCTCGCTACATCACGATGCCAGAGCATCCTTTCTAATGCTTCCTTGTATTCAATTAGCTTCTTCAGCTTTACGTTGTTCTTCATAATATTTTACAATGTCCACACCCTGACTGTTGATGTTGTTATCGTACACATCGTATGTCTTTTGCAATGGTGTCTCGCCAATAGCTTCCTCGTATTCCTTGGCTTTGTCGTAGTCATAGAAGTACATGGAATGTTTGATGTCGAAGTCAGACCTTCCTTCCTTCTTGTACTTGATTAAGCCGTCCTCGTCTAAGCCATCCTCGATGTAAGGCTCACTTGATGGTGATACCTTGACGAACACGTTGTAGAGTATTGGCTTTGTCTTATCCACGGTGTCATCAAGCTCATCGATTAGCTTCTTTATCTTGTCAGGGTTCTCCTCAAACGGTTCAGTATCAAAGGTGTTGCCATCTATTGCCTTAACAATCTCCACATCCCACTCAAGGTCTACCTCTTCGACGCCTGTCTCAGCACCACAGGTGTCACAGAACCAATCGTAATCACCTACGAAATCGTACAGCCCATGTACTTGTTCTTCTTCAACCCAGTAGACATGGCCCATGATGTGCAGCGTGTCTCCGTTAGCACCGCATCGTTCGCATATTTTTCTAATCATATTCTACCTCATCAATTTCTGTATCTGAATATTCATCGTTCCATGAATTGCTGTCGTACATTTGAAAGCACACTACTCTTTCTAAATCATCGTGTGTTTTAAGTTCACCTTCACAACACAGGTCATCCAATGATTCATGTATGTAGTTAGAGGCGTGTTCCTTCCATTCAGTACCGCAGCTTGCGTCAATGTACCCTTCCTCGATCAGTCGCTTCTTGGTTATCTCAACAAAGACAGCATTTGTTGATCTCGTTATGGTTTGTTTTAGATTTAAGTAGAATCTCATAAGCCTAGTTTTCTTTTTGGTTCGTTGTAATGAAACTCTAATATTAAAACACGATCACTTTCTCTGGTGGTGGTGGCAAAATCTGGTTCGCACATTGCTTGCATTAAGTGTTCCGCTCGTGGCCCAGTCTGTTTTGCCTCTTCCTCCTCATTGTGCAACAAGTGGTGTACCTGTTGGTAATCAAACTTGGTAACCAAACACAACTCATCATCCAATGAGCAGCCCGACTTTATTATTTTTTGTAACAGTTCTTTTACTTTCATTCCTTACTTTTATTTTTATTCCTTACCTATTGCTACCCAACCGGCCAGTCCTCCGCCCATTGAATTGATTTCAATTTCGCATCTTCAATTCCACCGCAACAGTATTCATCGACGTATTCAATCCAACCCTCATCAGTCTCACATGCCTTTCCATATTCACCCTCCGACTCTCTCTTGATTATGAGGATGTCCTCATCACCAATGGAGAGTGCGAATGATTGGAAGTATATCCTCAAGATCATGCATCCGCCGCCGCTGTTCCACGGCCCATCAGCCCTAATGAAACCCATCTTACGAAACTCGTAGTGTGAGTTGCGTTGCATATTCTCAAACCCATCGGCGGTGTAAGCCATCGCTGCCTCCGTCGTGTTGAGTGCATCCTTGTAGTATACTTTCAATCTCCAGTAGTTTGTTTCCAGTATACCTCGCACCCACAATGCAGTTCGCATCATGTGTTCGTTCAATCTCTCTTCCATCTTTCTCTTGTAGTTTTCTATAGTATTACTCATTAGTCGTTTAGATTCATTATTACTTTTCCATTTGCCCTTATAGTAATGGGAGTCAACTCAATCCGAAAACACTCCAGTTGCATATGATTGTGATTGAAGATTTTGTCATCATCCCAACAGCTTTCATCGTCCAAGTAAGTGGCATAGATTTTTTCCACATCAGTATACCTTGCGGTAAACTCGTTATCCCCCCATGCCAATGTGAAAGAGTGTTGATACCAATGCTGTAGTTTGCCAGATACTGTGATGTCTATTGCACTTCTACGGCTTTCAACAGCCCACTTCCGGGGGTCTTCCATCCAGTTGTTTAAACGAAAACAACATAGACCTTTCACTTTTTCTCTTTTCCATTGATGAGTCTGACTAGATAAGAAGTCTGTTGTGTTTGTGTTGTCACTCTTCTCCTTTGCCCCACACCTGTAAGAGCTTCCATTACTCTCGTACAATACGCTTATTCTCATTATTTCTTTAGCTTCTGCTATCATACATTGATTCCTTTGTAAGTTATTACGCCCTGTTTGAATGTGACCTGTACCTCATCACTATCCTCAAAGAACTCTCTGATTTTTTTTCCCGATAGATCGATGATAGGTACTAAGCCACGACTTGAAACCTTCAACGGCCCTTCGCTGTCCAAGGTTAGAACGATAGTCACCCTGTTGAATTTCTTGGTGTATCGTGCGCCGACCTTGAAGCCTGCCTCAGTTAACCGCTTGCCTTCTATCCAGACTCTCGTCCGCTCTTCCCCCTTGAACTTGCCAAGGCAGGTGTTTATTTTTTCCATAGTTAATTTATGAACCTTCGGTGATGATACCAGGAGCCGAAGGGTGTCAACATAAACCCAGTACCATCACCGCTTCCTCTGCTCCGTAGACTGCGTGTTCCCCACAGTCTTCACACTTGTGTTTCCGTGCGTCTGGTTCACAGCCGCCCTGTATCGAACCGCATTGGATACATAGTCCATCATTGCTTGTTCCAAATAAGTTCTCTTCAGCCAGCGCCATTGCTGTGTTGCACAACGCCCATCTTCCCTGTGTTTTTTTATCTAAGTTTTCCATAATATTAAGGTGACAATTTACCAGCCATTAACTTCACACTTCTTTTCGTATGGATCTTTGGTGTAGTCAAAGCACTCGGCAAATCCATACAGCATCTGCTCAAGCCACCTGTTGCCTATCTGTACAGTCGCAACATCCTTGAGCAATCCATACGTCTTACCTTTGTAATCTGTCCGCTCTTCGACAGTTGGCTTACTTACTTCTTTTAGGTCAGAAAAGTATGTAAACGCCTTGTCAATTGCCCACTTTAGTTTGGGGTAGGACAAGTCACGGCTTGTGTTTATGTAACCAGCCCCGCCATAACACAGCACAGCACCAGGACTAGGCGGATCAGCAATGTAATCCTCAATGTATCCTCTGCTGTCTGTTGTGCCATCGATGTGTGCTGTCTCCATTGACCCATCGGGACACAGCCACGCCTTACAGTTCGTTTCCATATCAATCATGCCGTCGAACCGTTTGAGTTGATAACCCCGCGCCAAGTCGTTTATCTCGTCAGCAACAGGGCCATCCTGCCATCGGATGTAGATGCTCGATCCCATCGAGTATTTCTCTGAGGTGACAGAGAATTTTGTATCGGGATACAGATATTTAAGTCTCATCTTTAGAATCTTTGAGACATCTGCTGTGTCCAGATACAACTCGCCACTTGAATCGCTCTTGTGTGACTTCGCAATCACACCCTTAACTGTGTTCTGTATTTTCTTTAGGTAGTTCATTCTTCTAACTCGTAGTTCTCAGGGTCTAACCTGTGCAGTTCGGCCTGCACCTTCTCCTCATAGTCGTCAGCTATTTTCTCTAGCTCTGAACTGCCTTCATCTATCTGGCTCCATGCTCTTTGAACCTTATCAACAATCTCCTCCGTCAGGTCATTGTCTCTCCATGTGCCAAACGACTCATTGAAAGAATCGCAGGAGCAAGCTATGCCCTCTGCTTCATCGCTCAGTTCTCTTATACGAGGGATGATTCCATCAAGGTCAGACGTTATCCGTGATAACTTTTCCTTCTCGATCAAACCTTTACACAATCCTTGAACGGTTGCGTTAATGGTTTCCTGTGCTAATTCGCTGTTATAGATATCCAATATCTTTTCAGCTACATCTACTTTGCTATACATGTTGTGTTTTATCTGTCTGTTGTGGGTTAATATCTTTTCCGTCCGCTGAAATCCTCTTCGTCCCAAAGGCTTACCAAGGAATCATATTCTGCTGGCATCATACCGCAGGCGTTTACTGTCATGCTGTAAGTGAATCCATATTTACATCTAAGTATTTGCGCTGCATTGCCCATGCTTATTCCATCTTTATTATGCGCTGCCATTTTCAACTGAAACTTTAATGCGTTTATCTCTAACGCTATCTCTTTTATTTTATCGTTATCGATACTTGGTGTTTGCTTAATCTCTTTCATTTGAAGGGTAATCGTAATCTCTCAACCTAAATACTACATTGCAGATTGACTGCACTTTTTTCACGGCATTAGCCTGACTATATTCTCTAACTGTCATGCCTTCCTCACGCCAATAATCTACGCATGAATTAAGACACATCCTAATTTCAGCAGGATTTGTGGTGTTGGCATGGCGATACCTATTTAACAAAGCACTTGCCACCTCGTAGCATATGCTATCGATCTTCATTATTTGGTTAATTGCTACTCCTCTCATATCGCTAATTTAATTTGCAAATGATCATTCAGTTTTATTCTTCTCTCTCTTTCGTACTGTTCTCTCTCCTCCTCAGTCATGTCATCGTCATCAATGTCCAAGTAACAGAGATTCCTTAACGCTTCCTGCACTAGCTCATCCTTTGGCCAGCCACCTTGGTCATCTGTTGATTCCAAAGAGTTTGGGTAATTGTAAGATAGGTATCCATAAACCTTCTCGGCCCAATGATCTGGAGCATCATCCCTAACATCGGTGGCTATGTCTTTGATGTTCTCGATTGTCGCTTCGTACTCACGGTTTGAGTGGTCTTCCTCATCGAGTAGCGGGTATGCACTCAATGCATCTTGTATGTTGCTGTACACCTTGTATGCATCAGTCGCTTTACCATCCTTTAACACCCGAATAGCAAAGCCTTCAACCCAGCCACAGGCCCAGCTTCCATGCCTTTCATCTCTGGCAGTACCATCCTCTTCGTATGGTTCCATTGCCTTCTTGATGTACGCATGATTGCTTTGATCTATCAACGTACTGTCTCTGTTCCTGGTGTAGAACATTGCCCAGTCATTCGGCCCACCCATACCTTCATCATCCCAAGGTGGGCTGTGCCATGCGAAGCTGTCAAACCTCCGGTGGTTGCCGCCATCGGCGGTGGCCATCAGTTCAATGTCTTCGTTGCCTTCGTATTTTATTTTGGTAGCCATTGCATTTCTTGTTTGTGGTGATACCACCCTTCCATAGCCAAGTCGTATGGTATGTTGTGTTTGGTTAGTTCACTTTCCAGTTCGTCCTCCTTTGATAATGTTTTCACCTCATCAATCTCCTCACTTGGACACTCATTCGTTACCGGCTGCACATCAAACTCTTCGTAAGAGTCGGGCAACTGTAACTCTTCCAGGAACAATTCAATCTTACTCTTCAGTTGTTCCTCGTTTAACTCATCACTAAAGTAGAATGTCGTGATGGTTCGTGTGTGTTTGACCACACTCCTCGGTTCATTAGTTTTCATTTGTTTTGTTCTTACTTCTTCTATTGCGTTGAACAATTCCTCAAACATTTTATCCAGCACACTCTGTGAGTTTTTCTTGGCTGGCAGGATAGTGGGCATCATTCTTTTAAGTTCTTGAGCCGCACGATGTATCCTCTGTATTTCATCCATAATATGCCTTCTCCTGTTCCATGCACTCCTTCTCATCCGCTAGGACAATGTCCTTGTCCACGCCACCCATCAGACGGGTGACCAAACGATACTTCTCTTCGTTCTCAATCAGCTTCCGCCGATCCATCGCCAAGCGAAACAAGGTAGAGACAGCCATCAACTTGCCGCCCATCCCGCATGTGTCATATTCCCTGTCGGTTCTTGCGGGATACCACCAAACAAACATGCCCCAGGGATTCTCCCCAAGGGCATCAGCTATTTCGTCGAATCTTTCCTGCGGGATGGCCGTGTCAAACGTGCCGCTTAACCCGCTCATCTCGAATAGTTTTTCCGTCGTTATCATTATTTATTTCCTTATAGATTCTGTTGAACCACCAGTCAGCCAATGGTCGTGGGCATTTTGTAATTACTTTACCCCGCCGATTGGTTGTCTTGGTTGATTCAAAAAGGTTCTGCTGCGTCATGCGTTAACCTTAATTGTAAGGTGACAATTGATCCATCAAAAAAACAGGACGTGTCCAACGCCCAGCCCAATGAACCACGACGCCACACCCAGCAAGATCAATTTGGTAGGTTTCATAAGCCTAATTGATTGAGGTATTCGTTCTCGATGCGCGGTGTCTTATCGAATGAAACAACAACTTCATCCGCTTCCGCACACATCCCCATTGCCATGCAATGGTTCACAACATCCTTTTGACCAGCCCTCTTCGGAACCTGACCCAAGTACGAGCCGTTAGCATACAACTCACGGCTTTCCTTCTTCACGACACCATCTTTGGTGTATTCATAGTCCACGACAGGGACTACGTTGCACTCTAAACGCTCACAAATAGGGCGAGCGTACTCATTCATTACTTCTTTACTCATTACATTACTCCTATTAGCAGCGGTGCGCTGCCGTCGTCACACCCCAAGAGTGCAACGAAGGCAATGCACCAAAGGGAAAGGGCGACACCAGTTGCCTAGTGCCGCCCTTCCTATTGGCCACTAACATTTAATTAATCTACCCAGTCAAGACCTGTCACGTCTGCTGTATAGTGTATTATTTAACAATGGACGCACTCGTTTCTAATTGAAACCCCTCTGGCGTTTTGTCACGTCTCGTACCACCGTGATCCATCCAATTGCGAATCCTAGCCATGAGCGATGCGGTCGCATCCAATCAGTAACACAACGCAAACCTTGTGCGTTTGCCATTTACTCAGGCTAATAGATTTTCCAGGCGACGGCAGGGAACACTTCTCCCATCCTACACCTAGATGCTGCACGATTTATGCGGAACAATTCCCTTAATACGTCAGCTTATCGGTTCACTTTACCCGAACCGCATGGCCAACCCTATTTATCGGCGGTATTAATCGCGATAGGTTTTGAACCAAACACCCTAAAAGAGTGAAGCGGACACAATCCACCCCTGACGTTTTGTCTAATCAAAAAAAAAGGGAAACGGTTTTGACGGGGAACACTTGAAAAATCAATTGAATTGATTCAAGACACAATTCCCCCGCCACGTTTTTACTTTATTTTTTGTAAAACGCTTTGGGCAAATGGTACGCTTGGCGAATAGATTCGCCTTGGCCTTTTCTGGCCATGCACCAAAATCGAAAGCTTTATTGATAGGCTTTTCAGCCAAGCAAAACTTTTGTTTTTATTGCTTCAAATTGCGGACGCCCCTTGCCGGTTTGTTGATTGTCAGTTTTTTTGGTTGCGGTTCGACAAGGCATTTCGCCCTTTGTACCTACGCTTGCCAAGCGACTAGGATTGATTCCCGCGATACGGTTTGCCGGTGGTTTTCTATTAAACGCAACCAAATTTTTTGCGACAATCGCAACGCAATTATTTTTCCGCGACGTTGAACCGCCCCAACCCTTGGCGGGTCGGCATTAGTCAACGCCCTTAAATAATCACGGGCGAATTAATGTACACAATAAAAGGGAAAAGTTTTTCCATTTACTTTGGGCGGTTTGTGCAACCGTGCCAGTTTTCAATGCTTTTCGCTTTATTTTTCAGAGAACAGAGAACAAAACAAAACCAAAGCGAATAGCCTTGGCTTTGGTTTGCTCTCCGGCGAACCGGAGAACAAAACTATTTTACTTTTTGAGGGAAGCTTCCCTTTCCGCATATGCTGCCAGCATTTTCGCCTTGTCTTTTGCCAAGGCGGCTAGTTTTTCGTCGTCGAAAGCTTCGCGACGCAACTTGCCTTGCATCGAAACGAAAGCACGATATTGCCCGTCTTCGCGGCTCCATTTGCCGGTTGCCTTGCCCACCTTTATTGATTCAAAACGGCCGGTGGTTAACGCAAATTGATTGTGTACTCGGTTCAATACGTCTTTTTGGTGGTCTTTAGATAACAACGCCAGTTCCTTTACGTTTTTATTTTTGGTTATAAAATCCGCCAAGTTGATTCCTTCGATGAAATAAAAGTTTGTCTTTTTATTACCGAATTTAATCGGAATTAATTCCCCGCCGTTTTTTGTCAGTTTTTTGGCTTTGCGACGGGTTGCCCGTGCTTTGGCCTTGGCTTCGTTTTTTGCCTTTGGTTTTGCGGTTGTTCCGTTGCGGTTGCTCCTGCCGGAATTATTATCGACAGCGATTGTGTTTTCGTTTGCCGCGCCGTTAAGTTGCGGGGCTGTTGTTTCGTTATTGGTTTTATTAGTATTAGCCATGTTATTTTTATCTATTTATTTCGATATTGAGGCGGTTTTTTTGGTTCGATGCCGCCCCGTTACTATGTGTCAAAAGGCGATTGTCACCTTTCATTGTTTAAGGTGACAGGCAGGACCAAGACCAGGCAGGGGGGCGAGGGGGGTTTTGCTTTAGCGCCTGGAATATATATATACCTCTCTTCTCAACTTTCGGTCATTTTTCGATTTCCAACCCCCTCCCCCTAAAAAAACCCCGTGTCTCATATACAGGGGTGGCTAAAATACCCCCATATGGGATTTGTCCGGTTTATATTCCGTAGATTTGAGGGATGGACTGATGTTATGCGCGTGGAGTTTGGTCAGTTGACGTGGAAACAGCGCATGTATCTGGCGAAGGACATCCTAAAAACGCTCATTACAGGCCGTAGGATTAGCCGTAGAGAGTTTTTCCGTAAGATGCGGGGGTGTGGAGGGTGTATTGTGTACGATAAAGCTATGAAGCGGTGTCGTCCGTACACGGGACATGGTGCTGGGTGTGGGTGTTACATGCCTTACAAGGTAATTTTCGGTGGAAAATGCTGGGCAGACGAGAATGGCTTGAGTGATGAGGACGTTGGGTGGGGAGATTAGCGTCTTGGTCGGTTCATCATCTCGATATATTGGTCACGACAGTCATCAACCCACTTATAAACCAGAGGTTCAGCTAATTTGCTGTTGGCATTGGCGGCTAGATCGGCGTGAATATCTCTGGGTTCATCTTCATCGATGTAAAAAGTAGCTGTGGCCACAACATCAATATAGTCCCTGTTGGTGCAATAGCTGTCTTCCCATTCGGAAGCCAAACATTCTGCTTCTAGTCCGAAAATATGGACATTAATGTGGGCCACTACGGTAGTATATCACCGTCTGGCTTGTTCTCTCAGGAGATTCTGAAGGCGCTGGTTGGTTCGTAGCTTAACTCTTGTGGATTTCTCGCGAACAACGCCGTTTTTGAGTACACGTTTGGGGTAAGGTAGTGTGTGAAGTGTACCTATGTTGGATATGGTGACAGATTTACCGTCGATGAGGGACTGAGCTACTAGGTGGTTGTGATATTGGATGACAGATCGGACGACATCGAGGGGAACGCCAAGTTTTTTGGCGATATGTTTGCAATAGGTGGACGATCTGATTCGTTTACCTGTAATTCGGCGGGAATTCGTTGGGGTCGGGGTGTCTGAGTTCAAATTTTGGTAGTGCTAGGTAGGAGTCTATGGCGAGGGCGATTTGCCAGCAGTCTTTACAGAGGTGAGCGTCCACGGATTTGTCGTAATGGTGGCATTCTTTGGGGTGATCGCAGACGAAGCAGGATGCTTTGGTGGGTTTCGCTCTGCGAGAGATGTTAGATTTCTTTAGCACGACGTAGCTTTCTCGTCTTTTCCCATAGATCAATTTTTCTTTGTTCTTGTGGGCTTAACTGTCGTGGTTTTTTTTTTACGTTTTGATGTATCCACATCATTCGTTCTTCGTAGCACATGTAATTGAAAAAGTTCTCGACGATCTCTCTCATCTGCCTCCAATCGAGGGTGACCTTGGCTACTATTTCCCGTTGTTCCTCAACGTCATAGCGGACTGGGACGTTGAACACTTGGTCGTTTTGTTTCATTTAGGTTTCCGATTTGTGTCTGGATAGCTGTCTGAAAAGGTGTCTGAGGCTTTTGTTTAAGGAGTCACTTAACCCCTGTATTCATTGGCTATCCTGCGTCTGATTAGTGTCTGAGTTGCTGTCTGATGAGGTGTCTGAAGGTTTCCGGTTTTCATCCTCATCCGATGCAATGAAATTGACTTTTAATTCGTTAAGTTGATCGAGTAGGTGGCTTATGTAGTCTTGTGTTGAAACACCGATTTTTTTTGCTGACTTGTGGATTTCAGCGATATCGGTTTCCCAAATCTCTTTACTCCAATTTACCTTGTAGTTGGTTTTTATTTTATCATCTTCCATGTTGTTTAGTGCGCCTTCCCAAGCATTGGCTATTTCTCTGTTAAGTTTAATTGAGTGTTTGATGAACGCCTTGTTTGTGGTGTAGCCGCCATCTTTGTTTGGGCTTACCCCCAAGAATTTGTGGAACATGTCACCTCTCTCAACCCCATCTAAGTGGTTTTGTATAATTGAGTTGACCAGTTTTTCGACGGAAGTGTCCTTTCTTGTAGCTTCCTCTTCCAGCTTCTCCCCGTCGTGTGTACTTAAATACGTTTGTATTTTAGTGTAGTTAGGCATTACTTCCTCCTCTTCCTTGGTTTTTGCCGGTTGGTGGCTTTGGTTTTATTTGAACCGGCTGGCTTATCAAGCCAGCAATGAACAGCCCCTTTCATGTAGTTGGTGTATTTCCCAAGCATGGATTGTCTGATGTTTCCATCTTTGTGGGCTTGCTCAAAAGAGTTGTCATCATATGTATTTCTGGAATGACCCAGAGACATTTTGTCCGTCGTGTTTTCGTTACTCATATTTCTTTCTTAGTTTATCAATGTTGGCTTGTTGTTGTTCCTTGTTAAGGTTTTTTTCTTTGGCTTCGGCTATTAGTTCATTCCACTCATAGCCGGTCACTTTACCTATCCAATCTGGAACGGTGCTTCCTGGTTCGTAGGTTCTGTACAGGAACTCTCCTACTGTTGATTGGTATATATCCTGTAGTGTGCCGCGAAGGGCAGCGGTATTCTTCACGCTTATTTTTAATGGTTCCTCCGCGCTTGGGTTTGGTAGTTTAGAATCCTCATTCAGCCATTCAATGCGGGTAACCCATACATCCATCATTCCTCTTCCTCCTCGTCGTTTTCTTCTTCGCAATGTGGGCATTCGATTCCGTGCAGACCTTGGTTCGTAAAAGTACGTCCGCAGTCTCTGCATTCATCATCCCACTCAGGGTCGATGCAGTCATATTCATCCCACATTGTTTTCCCTTTGTTTGGCTAGTTCGTAAGCGATGGCATCCTCTTCATCCATGATGATTATATCTTTAGCTTGTAAGGTTTCTTGGCTTCCAATTTTTTGGCTAGTTCCTTGTCGAAGCATTGTATTCCGAGAATGGCGCATTTGATTTCTGACTCTGTTGCTTTTGGATTTGCAAGGCATTCTTCTGCGTATTTCCTCCAACGAATTTCAGCTTGTGCTTTTTCCACCCAGTAACTTATTTCCAAATCCCCCTGTGAACTAGAGTGGAGATGACTCCGTAGTTTACGGTGTCCTTGAATGTGTCTTCCAGAGACTCATTGTTTGGCTCACCGCCTTCTCTCATTTTGGTTTTGATGAGATTGAATGCCCTTTGCACTTTGTCATTGGTGCGGAAGGACACGCCTAGCAGATTGAAATCAACGTCCTTGGATGGGGCGATATTACTGGAGCCGTAGTCCTGTTGCTTTTTGTCTAGGAGACTCATGCATTCTAGGAACACATGGACAGCTTCCTTTCCCATGTCGGTTTTGATTTCGAGGGCGGATACGATTTGGTTTTGTAGTTGTTCTATTTCCATAGTGCTAAAAATTGATTTCTGGGTCTGGGTAGGTTGTTGAGTAGTTTCCACATTGGGTGAAGTTACTTTCGACTGTTCCAAAGAAAGCGCCTGAGATTGAGCCGTATGGGAGGTGTAAGGCGCGTTTGACGCAGTCGGCATCGACGTTGAGGCTTGCGACTTCAAGGAGGTTTTCAAGACCTTCCCCGTGAAAAAAAGATATGAGTGATTGTATGTCACAGGGTTCGCTTAGACCTAGTCCGAGTCTGCCGGTGTTGGTTTTGAAATTGTGATATATCTTGGAGGTATCGACGGAGTTTCCACGGATATAACCGGATGACACGCACAGTTGGTAGTCCTCTACTGCCCGAAGAATCACCATCAGAACTAACATCCTGCATTGATCTTCGATGAGTGGAAATTCGTCCGCCAGCATACATTATTCGTAGTCAGGAAATTTAGGTGCAGATTCAAAGAGGGTGTATTCCTTGAAGAAAGTTAAGTCGCAGATTGAGCCGGATTCTCCTTCGCGAACTTTGGCAAGATCCAGTCGAGCCGGTACGATGTTTGCGTCGTGAGATTCCTCTGGGTTATGGGGGTATAGGAAGCCGACAACATCAGCGTCCTGCTCTAGGTTGCCGCTGTCCTTTAGGTCTGAAAGTCGTGGGCGACGATCTTGTGATTCAAAGGTGCGCGACATCTGAGCGAGTGCCACGACAACGACGTTGAGTTCCTTGGCCATAGCCTTGAGAGTTTCAGAGACGTAACCTACTTCATAATTCTTTTTGTCGATTCCTTTTGGCCCACGAACCAGTTGGAGGTAGTCGATGAATATGACTTTGACTTTCTCCTTACGAACCATGCGTCTGGCGCGGGAAAAGATTTGGTTAATGTTGATGCCTCCCCTGTCATCGATGACGAGAGGTGACTTCATTAGCGTGGGGATGATCTCCGCCATTTTCTTTTGCTGCTCAAGGGTGAGCCTGCTTTTGGCTTGCATGACTCGGCGCATGTTGACTTTGCACAAGCCACCTATCATGCGGGTGTTGAGTTGATCGCGGGTCATCTCAAGGGAGAATATGCCGACAGGAGTAGGGTCGCCGTAAGCTGGGAAAAGTAGATTGCTGGCGATATTGAGGGCGAACGATGTCTTACCAATTCCTGGTCTGGCAGCGATAATGATTAGCTGGCCGGCGTGTAATCCTCCGGTGTAATGATCGAAGTCTGGAAAGTGTGTGCGGATGCCGGTTTGGACAGACTCACCGGCTGCGGCTTTCTCCATGTTACCGGCGATGCGGATGAGCGAATCCTGCTGCGTTTCCTCTTTGGATTCTGCTTCGTTGGATAGAGAGAATATTTCGTTTTCCACCTCGTTGACAACTAGGTCAAGTGCGGTGGTATCCATGTACGCTGCGTCAAGTATCCGTGTTGCCCCGCTAATAGCCCTTCTAGCGAATTTCTTTTCCTTTAGGATGTCGTACCAGTACTGGAGATTAAATGCGCTAGGAGTGGAATCCTGTAGCTCTGTGAGGTAGGACGGCCCACCTATCTTGCTTAAAGTCTTTTTCTCTCCCAGATAGTGAACAAGTGTCTGGATATCCACCGGCTTATTCGCATTCATCATGGAGATGAATGATTCCCATAGAAGCTGATGCTTGTGATCAGCGAACCATTCCTCTGAAACCTTCGGCTCAAGCGCGACAGCTTCGTCCATAGCACCGAGAAGAATGCAGCCAAGGAAACCCTTTTCTGCTTCATCACTTCTTGGTGGCTGGCGATTAGTCATCTCGTTGAGCTTTTAATTCCTTGATCTGAAGGGAGATTCTTTCCCTCTCTTCCTTGCTGTGTGTACGAAGAAGCTCGTCCTGTAAGCCGCCTATGACTTCATCGAGTTTCCATGAGGGTATTTTGTTTTTAGTTTTTGCCGGAAGAGCTACCCCGAAATCCTTTTTCTCAAAACAACCCACCCAGTTGTTTAAAACCGAGTGATCGAGACTAGCCGCCGCTTTACCGGCTGATTCAGATTCCCAGCCGGTTAAAAGCTTCAGCAACTTGTCCAGTCCTTGATCGGTGTAATTCTTAGCGCCTTTAGCCCTGCGATGTTCCAGATAACCTTTCAACGCTTTGACCGTTTCATCTCCTCTGAGGCTTTCTGGGAGTAGTGTTCGGTCTACAAAGATATCTATATATTTTTTATTTTTACTTTTACTTTTCTTTTTAACCAACTTTGTTGACGTTTCACTACTTTGATCAGTACTTCCATCAGTACTTTGGGTACTACTTTGGACAGTACTTTGATCAGCACTTTGGATAGTACTACTAGCCCGTAATTGGTCGGGATGTTTGACCTCTGAGATGTCGTTGATTTCGTATCTCGGAGTACTGGTCTGTGACCCGTTTTTGTACGAGATCAGACCTTGATCGTGTAGTCGTTCACGCGATAGCTGAAGCTGGCGAAGTGATACGCCCAGCAAGTTCATCAGCCACTTATTTGAGAGGGTAAATTCCCCTCCACCAAACCTGACGCTACTGTCTAAAAGGCAGTAGTACAGGTCGCAGTCAGTCGGTTTGAATTCGATGCCGTTCCTTCGCCACGTCCAGAATTGAAATAGGCAATTAGTTGCCGACATCCCCCTCTGCCTCCTCCTGTGGCTGAACAGCGTTTAGAGCCTCGCGCAGGAGTTGCCACCCCTCTGTGCCGCCGAGAATCTCATCTGCTTTAGGTTCGCCTGCTATGTCGTAGCAGAACGCATTACAGGTCACGACAAGAGCCGCAATGATGAACTTGTCATCTTCATTCAAATCCGTCTTGTCAACGATTCTGGGCAAGTCGCGAACTGAAGCGCCATTAGCAAGATGAGCCATTAAATTAAACGACTCCCTAACTTCTTTTTTTGCAAGGGTTTCGTTTACCATTTGGCCGTTCAATTCGATTAAATCTTGGCCACTATCTGTTGTAGTTTTGTTTTTGTCGTCCATGATTAAAAAAAATTATATCCCCATGCAGGATGGATTAGCCGCCCCCTGCATGGGGTTTAGTGGCGTCCAGCAACGGCGCTGGGTTGTTCCACTAAATTGATAGCCCCACCCACAGACCACCCTTAACCATTTGGAAAACACCAAAAAACAAATGGCAGACGTGCGGAACCAAGCTCGTCTGATTTGATCTGTACTATGAACGGGTGGGGCTAAATTCATTGGTTGATTTTATTTAGCGTTATGATTGCTCCCTCTTTTCCTTTTGGAACTCGCTTTACGCGAACGAGTATTTGGTCGATCTCCCTCACCGAATCGTCGGACGGCAGAGACGAGGCAATCCATGATTGTATTGATTGCCCCGTCTGGGTCGCGGCGTCGGTTGTCTGATACAAGGAGATCAATTGTGACACGAAATCTTGCACTATCGCCTTCATCTGGTTTTTTGCCTTTGGGACTGTGACCAACATATTCCTCCAACAAGCTTTGCAGTTCTTGAAATTTATGATGTGACCATGCCCCTGTATCACCAGATGAATCATTTTTATTTACAGGCAAATTAGAAAGGTACGTCGTCGTCTTTTTTCGGTGCAGCTTTAGGAGCCTCGTTTGGTTCGCCTCCTCCAAGCCTTCCCAGCTTCAGCATCTTTGTAATGATGATGGATAGCTTTGTTCTTTTCTTGCCCGTCTCCTTGTCATCCCAGCTATCCATCTCGATCTCGCCTTCGATCAGAACGTGTTGTCCCTTGTCGAATCGTTCAGCAATAGCTGGCCCACGCTCACCCCATATTTTGCACGGAACAAAACTTACCTTCTCCTGCCACTCGCCACTCTTGTCCTTCCATGACTTGTTAACAGCTATGTCACATTCTGTAACCGTAGTTCCGCTTGGCAGTTCCTTGGTTTCCGGTTTGCTTGTGAGGTGTCCGGTTAACACCGTTCTGTTGTAGTTACTCATACTAATCTATTTTTTTAGTCTTATCTGCTAATACGGCAAAAGTCTTATTGCTCCTTGGCAAAAACTCCTGCGGTAAATCATTTCCAGTTATGTCCTTAAACAACGCCTTGGCTTTAGGAACTGTGATGCTGCATTGTTCCAAAACTTTTGTGATGTCGTAATTCCTAACGGTGCTTTGCATTGCCACCTCTGCAAAAAAATCGTTACTTACAAATTGTCTACCGTTGCGTTCCGATAGCCTGTAGCCAGGAACCTCGCCTCCGCTTTCAAGTGTGGATTTGGTCAGCTTGTCCACGCCGTCTATCCACGCCTTGAAAATTGGAACGAGCTTCTTGGCTGCGGATAATCTTTCTGGGCAATCGAAGTTTACTATTAAACCTTCTTGGATTGCGCTGACCATGAGTTCATTAACACCGCTGCAACCGGATAAATTTGCACACCACTTGCAGTACTCATTTGCTGTCGGCGTTTTGTTTTCTGAATTAACTATCTCAAAAATTGATGTGACATATTCATCGGCTTCATCAGCGGTGATTGTCCACACATCGGCGCGTTGGGTTTGTCCGTAAAGGACATGGCACGTCAGTTCCTCTTTAAATGTTTTCTGCATCCACGCAGCCGCATATCCGTTTAGCTGTGGGCGGTAGTAGCCTTCAGATGATTCCTTGTAATCTAGGATGTGGTTGCCAACGATCACGTCGGCGTATCCGCTGTAAAGAACTTCACCGTCACGTTCATAACTGACGTTCTCCTCAAGCAGGCACTCCTCGCCTTTAGCGACATCGAGGACGTACTCGTATGCCCACTCTACCCCTGTATTTGGTGCAGATTGCATTGTTCTATTTGGTAACATTCACGGCCATAAATCTCCTTGAGGTTTTCATTCTTGAAGACCTCATCCGCTGTGGCGTATCCCACAATTTCAAATGTCGGAACTTCTCCTATTACTAAAATATAATATTTAGTTTTGGAGGTGTTCTTGTCCTTGTTGACGATCAGTTTGCCGGTCTTGTACTGGGTGCATTTAATGTCAACCTCATCACCATTGATTAACGTAAAGTCGCTTCCCCCCTGCCGTGGGTTGGTGGAAAAATCTGGATAGAGGTTCTTGTATTTAGCGAATGCCATTTCAGCACCGACACCGTTTAGGTCTGTTTTCCAACACGATTGCGGCCCACCCTTACGGTCAACAACTCCAGAGGCTCTGTTGACTGTGTAGCGCAGAATTGCGGAGACTGATGCGACAGCCGTCTCGCCTTCATTCAATGTTATTTTTACGGACACTCTTGTTGTATGACTTTAACTTTTCCTCCAAAAGTTCATGGCTTTGAGTTCCGATCAGAGCGTACTTACTTGGCGTTGGGTCGCTCTTGTACAAGCTGCACTTTTTTATTTTCGCCCATGTGCTGGGGCTGTGTGGGTGGTGACCCCTTTCTTCCATTTTTTCCCCTGAGTTGCCCGATTCTGATAAGTCTGAAGCTGCCATATTTTTTTACTTCCACGTTTCCAAAAACTTCTCTGGGGTGAGTTTGCTTTCCTTGAATTTACGCAACATCTGCATGTCGTCGCTTGTGTCCGGTGACCACCTCCCCTTTAAAATGTTGAGCCTTAATTTGCGTGAAACTTTTTTACTAATTTCATTATAGCCAAAGGGGTTATCCAGAGAGTGGTAGCTGTAATGCCCAGCCTCTGATTGCTGAAATGTTTCTTGGTTTGAGTTAGCCATTATTAAATTAAATAGGACAGGTGTTCATCAAAAGGCTGCACTTAGGTGGGATGGCATATGCATTTATGTCCAACCATCTATGCGGTACAACGGAGTCTCGTCGTTGTATTTATATGCCATATGCAAGCCTCGTTCGGAGTTCTCCTCTCGACTCTATTCCTGCCCAAATTTTTACGATATTGCTGCTAGGAACTTTTCAGAGTTTTTGATGGCTCTCTCCGCAATGCTGTGCGGCATGTTCCTCCACGTCTGTTTAGTCGTGATGTGCTTTTCCTTTTTCAACCAGTTATCGAGATTAACCTCTTTGCCGCTGATAATTGGCTCAAGCTGAGTTTGTAGTGCGATGTCTAGCGAATACTCTTTCGGGGCGTCTCCGCTACCACACCAAGCCATGATTTGCTTTGCTATTTCAGCGTCTGGTTTTGTGAATACCTTGCCGGACAATGAAGCCATTCGGCTTTTGGTAATCACCAACTGGTTGTCGATGTTCATCTCGCCCATTATGTCGAACTCGTATTCGACTGAATCCCGCTGAACAGGAGCCATTCCCAGACGAGCTACGGTAAATCTTCCCTGTTCGTTTTTGCCTGCCTCATACTGTTGCTTTTGTCGCATCGTCGCGATGACGTGACATTCAGCCGACAGGATTGAGGCGATAAGCCGGTCATGGATAGGAGTGATCTTTTTCCAAGCAATGTAACTGTTGTTGCTCTTACTCCTTGCTGATTCCTGGTCTGCCAATTCAAGACAGCCATTTTTCCCGTTCCAAGCGTGAGTAAGCGAATCGATGACAACACAATCGTAATCCGACTCTGCCGCCTTGATCGCTTCGACAAACTTGTCTGGATGGTGGTCATCCAGTTCCAATACATCGAAATCAAAAAGGTCAGCATATTTTGACGCTGACCCTTTCTCGGTGTCGATGAATGCAGTCTTTCCAATGGTGGTTCCAAATAAAAGACTGGTGTATGTTTTACCGGAGCCGGAGACTCCTGCTAATGCCATTCGTAATTTGGCCTGCTCTTTTGTTGCTTTCTTGAACATAGTTTATGTTGTAAGTTGTCTTACTGTTTCTGCTGTAAATCTGGTGGAGCCTCCGACTTTTTTGTAAGGGATTTCACCATTCGGCCCTATGTCGCTCGTCTTTCTCACATCCCAAGGTTCCATAAGTCGGTATAAAGTAGATGCTCCTTTTTTTGTCAGGGAAGTTAACTCCTTAATGGTGAACATCTCCTCGATGCCTCTGATTGCCTTGGGAGTTTCTGGCTTAACTTTTATCTGCAAATCGTTCCAACCCATTATTTCTCAAAATACTGGTGAACGGCTGCGCGAAGGAAGTTGCTAATGCTGGGCTTTCCCTTACCGTTTAAGTGCAACTTTGCCCCAGCGTTTATTAACTTCCCTGTTTCCTTGTCATACGCAAAGCCCGTGGTTTTCTCTTTTTTTTCTTTCATCCGCTTTGTTGGCACTCGGAAAGTGAAAACTTTTTTTAATGATATCGCAATAACTTTTTTTGTTTGGGTTTCATTTTTTTAAAAAAAAATTTGACAATGCATGAAACTGAACTATTTTGAAGCCGGTTCGCATATTTCTTTTAAAGAAAATTTTTTCAAGAACCGAGATCAATAAGCATTATTTTGAAACCTAAAAAAACAAATCGAGCCTTTAGATGCACAGACACTCTGTACTCAATGATTGAGCAAGCTGCTGCTTCTGAAGAAATGTCGATTAACCAATGGATAGAGTATGCTATCCGAAGTCAATTAAAGGAGGGGGTGCAAGCCGATGCCTTAGATGTTAGCGAAGCGGCTCAAATCGCAACTGCCGACGCACTAACGTCTATAGCTTCAACCATCGAAATCACCCAAAAGAAAATGAGCGAAAACCTAAAGCGGCTCAATCGTGAGCTTGCTGCTGTAAAAGCAAAACGAAAGGCAATAACCAAATAAACAAATTAAGAACATGTTGGACAAAATAACAAATAATCAAAAAAAAATAATAGATAATCAATCAGTTGCGGAAGATGCAGCAGATGTTCGTGCGGAAGTAGCAAACGAAAACGCTGACCATCGAGCCGAATTAGCTGAAGCTACAGCGGATACCAGGTGCAATAGCATTATGCGCCATGTTAGCCGTGGGGGCTGGAAGACCATAGCTGTGGTTGTATCCATTGCTATATTATTTGCCTGTTACGAGGAATATCGCGTTCAAATGGCGGTGAATGAGGCAAAGGAAACGGCTGTAAAAAACGCCGAGCTAAACAGCAAAATTAATGGGCTGCGAAAAGGAATTGCTCGACGCGATGAACATATCGAAGCTCACAATAGGACAATTCTATCGTTACATGAAGCTGCTGAAACGGAAAAACAGATTCACTACCAATACTATAAACACATGGGCGAACGTGCCGAGGGATTGACCGACCACATAATGTCTCTTAACGAGCAACTCGACGAAAAAGATGCTCAACTGGAGGCGAAAGATAAAGTCATTGACCACCAAATTAAATTGGCGAACCGTTGGCGAACCCAGCGTGACACAAAAAACCAGTTTATGGCGTTAGCCCGTTCGATAGCTTACGACAACCCAGTACGAATGGAAGAGATACTAGGGAATGATGATTTTACCCGAATGATTTATTACAAATTGGCGGTTAACATGGCAATTGGCCTACAATCGTTTAACGTGTTGGAATGGATTCAAACCCTTGATGGCTGGGACAAAACGATAACAGTTGAAATGGCGGCGCGAGTTAGTAATCCTAAAACTGTCCCAATAGCTGAATATCAAAAACTTGAGGATGAACTATCGTTTGCGGAAATAATCGAAAATCTCCCGTTTGCCCAAAAGAATTCATGGAATCAATTTGTTAAGCAGATGAAGAAACATAATGAAGAAAATTTCATTAATTATTTTAAGGAGGAGATAAAAAATTCCAAGGAAGTCGAGGACACAGCAGGATCGCGTGGGCCGAAGAACGCTTGCGGAGTTAACGCTTGCGGAGTTGATTGGTAAAAAAATTTCTCTTTAAACGCAATGCAAATGAGTTGGACATTATGGCAGAACGGCAAGGCCAAGCAAAATAGAGCCGCTAGGGAAATGGGGTTGCAATACAAATGGGAGAGTGACCGAAAAGGTTTTAAAATATTGTATTTCACTTCAACCGTACATAGTCCAAATAATCGCAAATTCACCAACAGGAAAACTGAAGAGGCTGTTGATAAATTCGCCCACGATCTCTGCCAGAATTGGAACGGTGGCAAGTCTGTTGGAATGACGGAATCCGACAACCGCCAATGGCAGGATATTAAAAACGAAATGGCTGATGTTGATACAGACAAGACCCCGTTAGAGATTATTAGGGATTGGAAAAAACATCAGAAGTATTTGAGCCAGTTTGCATTACGTCCCGTGGAGGACTGCATAGAAAGGTTTTTGGAATACAAATCAGACGAGGTTGGTATTGACCAAGTGGGTTCGATCAAGCGGCATCTTGAGCTAGTGTTTAGTCCGTGGTTACAGAACCCGCTGTATGGTGTTGGGTGCGCGGAACTACTGGCACGGATGGATGATCTCTGGCGGAAGAAGCGCAGGAAGGAATGGGGGAAAGAGACTTATGACAAATATGCAAAGTCAGTTAAGGCGTTTTTAAAATGGGGGCAAGACCAAGAGCCGAGCTTAGTGGATAGTAAGTTTGAAATCCGAAAACTGAAAATGAAATCTGGGAAAGACAACACCTCTCAATCATTTGGTTTAGATCACGTTAAATATTTTTCACCGGATGAAACTTACTCAATTCTGGAAACCAGTACCGGCTGGGACAAACAGGGCCGCAGCTTCGATTGGCTCCCGATACTGTCTATGCAGTTTTTCGGAGCGTGTCGCCCTTCTGAGGCAATGCTGATTCAATGGAGTCAGATCGATTGGGATTCTAATTACATTACCATTGGGAAACGTAAACTTGGTGGTGGCACTCGCCATGTTGAAATTAAGCCGAACTTAAAAGAGATACTTTGGCCATATTTCGATAAGGCTAGAGGAAGGGGCAAGGTCGCTAAAGGGGGGCTTCTTCCTAATGAGTGTGCCGCTCGCCTCTACCCCTTGTACCACGAATGCCAAAAGGAATTTAAAAAGCGTGGCGAAGTCACACCGGAGACAAAAGCTGCCTTTGAGAAATTGTTTAAAAGCGTCAGAGACTCTGCTGGCCAAGCGGTCAATAACATTGCCAAACATATCGGCATTGATTGGATTCAAGATGGCCCACGCCACAGCTTTGGAACTTACAGGTACAGCGAGCTACGAGCCAAGGACAACGACCAAGACCCAAAAGAATTTCTGAAATACGAGATGGGAACAGGGGTGGCTTGTCTGGATAAGAATTACCTTGGCGCAAAAGTGAACGGCAAACAGGTGAACCGATACTTCTCTGTTTCAATCGCGGCCTAAAATTCCCACATTATTCCCACATAAATTTTGGCAGAAAACAGGAAAATTTGAGAGAGAATGGGAATATCAGTAAAACACGATTCAGCTTCAAAACGTGCAAAATCGTTAGGAAAAGTGGGAAAACAAAGGAAAAAGAATGGTGGGTCGGGTGAGACTCGAACTCACAACCAACGGCTTAAAAGGCTAACGGTGCTTCTTGGCTTATCTAATTGTAGTCCAGTTATTTACGTCTTTAATTTTTGGGTACTTATTATTATTCCCACACTATTCCCACATTCATTTTCTACTTTTCGAGCAGTTCCCATGCGTTCTCGTACTCTCTGTACCTTGCTGAATTATCGTAAACCTTGACGGTGAATTTATCCAGATTACCAAAGGGGAATATCCAGAATCGGTGGCTGTCGAGGGCAACGCAAATGAAGAAGTCTAATTCACCTGACTCGTATTTGTGTTTGAAACTTTTGCCCTTGGCTATCTGGAACTGGTAGTGGGGAGTCGTGTTCTCGTAGGAATGTTTTTGAAGGGTTGATTTAACTTGGATGCGCCACCGTCGATCACCTTTGACAGCGATCAGATCAAACACCGAGGAATCGATAGGAAGTGCAATGTCCCAGCCGTTCTCAATGAGCTTCTCAGCCGCCAGCAGTTCCCCTCGTTTCCCCGTGGCGAGCATCCCGCATTCAATTTCCTCTCTCGACCATTGCCTCCACGTCAGCCAAGGTTTTCAATGCATCACGGACAAACTCAGTAGCCTCCTCGCTGGCCCTGACAGCGTCCTTAAACCCTTTCGGGTGACGCTCTATGAGCCGGTCAACATTATTTAGTTTCGTCGTCGTGCAGCCCGTCCCTATCGTGAGGACTAGCCAGAGCGTCAGCAATGGCATCGTCCACGCGAGAGTGCTTGGCTTCACGTCTTTGTTCAGCTTGAGCATATCGCATTGTCTCCTCCAGCTTGGCCAAAATCTTAGCCAGTCCTGGTATTAATTTCAGCAATGCCAAGAGCCAAGCCATTAGGCTTTTTTCTTTGCCTTAGCCTTAACCGTTGAGGCACTAACCTTAATTGCTGCCTCGGCAGCAGACGCTGCTTCAGTCGCCTCGCTGACCTTGGCATCTGTTTTGGAGATGCCGTGGCGAAGGAAAATGCTGAGAACAGACATCACGATGACGTTTATCGCGTCAGGCCATGCCATACTTCCCTCAAGGGCTGCGCCGGTAGATGCAAGCGCGGCTCCTAAAGCGGTTAGTACAGTTTTACTTTTAAACATTATTTAGACTCCTGTTTGGTTTTCTCGATTGCCCCAATCTTCACCTCGGTGACAGAGTTTGTCCCTTTGATGGTGATGCTGGGGAATGGTAGATCGAGTGCGAAGTACGGAATTTTAAAATTGATTCCGTCTGACGATAATCCTGCATCCGGCAGAACTCCTGCCTTTGCTCCAATGCAAAGAGACGGGATTGCCCATGACAGTTTTTGACCAAACAAAGTTACGTTTGGTTTTGGTTTCAGACCGGCTCCGAAAAGTCCGCCTGCGTTCACCGTACTCGCAGTTGCGAGCAGGGCCGTTAATAGAATAATTTTTTTCATTTCTCTTTATTCTGTTTGATTAGGTACTTGATTCTAAGAATGACGTAAATAAAGGATGCAAGGCTAACAAGGATTTTAAAAACAAGATCGAGGGGTTCTAAATACCACCCCCCGAACGCAAGCCCTGTAGCCAAGCAAACTTTTATATCGTCAATTAGATTCAACGTCTTCAGCCTCACCATCGGTGGGCATTTGTATCGTAGGATTGTTTGATTGATCTGTAGACAATCCGGCGTGTTCCGCGAGTACTTGTACTGCTTGATCACGCTGTCTGCCCGAAGGACCATCAACCAATGCTCTATCTGCAATCTGTGCAAGAATCTGCACAGCTTGTTTTACCTGTTCTGTTATCTCTGCCATATCGATTTTGCTCGCTTATTGTGTAAGCATCAGTATTTTAAGGTTACAACTCAGAACTCACAAGTGATTTATGCAGCCCTTTTTACGCGCCGAGGTTTTCCAGGTGGCTGACCTAAAGCAGTCTTTCGAGCTTTGAACTTTCGTTTTTGAGCCGCAGTCATTTCCCCAGCAGTTGTCGGGGTTTTCGAGTTAACTCTTTTTGTCGGCCTACACGCAGGAACCCCACGCTTTTCGCCCTTACTTCTGCCGCATGGCTTGTTAGTTTTAGTGTCTATCCACTTTTCCTTGTGCCATTGTCTAAGCCCACCTTGATACGCCATTACCTCCACCCTCCTCCCATTTCTTTGTAACGCTTGGCTGCATAGGAGTTGCTATACGCACTTGGATGCACCTTGTATTTACTTTTAGCTTCAGCCAGAGCTTTATTCCACTTGGCTGGGCTTGTTGGTTTTGGTTTATCTGATTTTGATTTTGGCATTATTGCCCAACCTTTCTCATGGCAGCTTTGTGAGCTTCGCCAAATGTTTTTCCATCAAGCATCATCTTTTTCATGCTGCTCATGTGTTTTTTGGTATGATGTTCAGAGTGTCGCTCTAGTGCGGACATCTGCCGTTGAGTAAGTTTACCCTTCGCCATCAGTTGTACTTTCCTCCTCGCTGGATTCCTCCGCTTTTTCCTCGCTAGATTCCTCCGCTGGAGGCTCCACCGCTGGATTTGCCGGACTACCTACTGCTGGTTCCACGCTTAAATCTAAAGTGATTTCTGGCACTTCAAAATTTTCGGGAGGAACATCACGCAATTTCGATGCTTCGATCTGCGCGTCGATGCTTGCCTTGAAACCTTGATCTGCCACGAATTGAGAAACCAATTCTGACGCTTTCTCTGGAGTAGCAACATCAGTTAGCAAAGGCTTGTTGTCCTCCAGATTCAGCACCCCATCATCGTAGCCATTGTGCCTATCATTTGATTCGTCTTTTCCAGTCATGCCAATGATAATTGAACAGACCCGACTCGTATCGTCACACGAACACATAGGTTCGTACCGGCATATAGAATATATGTTAGCCATATTATTTTATCGTTTTCATTGGCATCAGCAAAGGGCCGTCCCAGTTCGCTGGCACTACTAAGTCCTCTGTTCTGCTGCCAAAATCAAAAATGCTTTTCTCCTCCTGACTCGGATGTGTTGGGTAGTATTCTATGTCCACCCCTCCGAAGTCTGCCTCAAAACTCTTTATGTTCTGACACCCGCTACC